AAAATCAAATCCAAGATGCGTATGAATCTTTAGCTGATGAGGAAGATAGAAAACTTTATAAAGAATATATGCTCACTAACCTAAAATTATATTTTGATAGATTTGAGGAAGAGCTTCAACCCACCGTTCCAGAACCAGAATCACCAGATTATAATAAATAATATAAATTAAATTATATCATTATTTCTATTATTATTTAATATATGTCATGGAAAAATAAAAAAAAGAAGAATACTATTACAAAATACTCAAAGTATAGTATAATAAATAAACTAAAATCTGAAAAGAAAATTACTGATATTACTTTAAATAATATTAATAATATTTCTTTAGAAGACTTGATAGCTATTAAATTAGAATTATCAACCAGATATTTATATGGAAAATTTTATGGTCTTCCCATATGGAGACTCACCAGACATGCAGTCACCGATGCTCTTTTAAAAACAGCCTTAAGCATCGCCAGAACAAAAAAAGAAGCAGCTAGGTTTTTAGGGGTTGACTATATGGAATTTAATCGTTATATTAAAAAATATAATACAATTTCATTTTTTGAAGAAACAGAAAAAGAGGAAGTATGAATTATAAATTATTTAATGCAGCAAAAATAAAATATGAAGCCAAAGCAGAAGAAGCAAGAGCAATGTTGGATATGTTATTTACCAAAACTGTTATGGTTGGAGAACATACTGATATCTTAAAAGAAGTTGATAAATGGACTACAATACTAGCAGAAGCAATAGAGTGTATTGACGCACTAGACGATTTTGCGATGCATCGAAGAGAGGAGGGGTCACAAACCCCTTAAAAGGAGGGTTGAAGATGTCGACAACAAGATTTACTTTAGATGGAAACGGAAGAAGAGCTTATATTGGCTCTCCAGTTTATTATAAAAATAAAGTTTGGTTGTTAGAAGATATTCAATACCTCAAATGGAATTCAGAACAATATCTAACCTTACAAGATCCAAAAAATAAAAATAAAAAAGTTGAGTTTGTTCAAGCAAGTTTGATATCGGCAGTAGATTAATGGCATCTAAATATGGAAAAAAAAGAAATTCAATTCGTTCATATGAGCAAGAGCACTGGTATGTTACTAATATTGATCACATAAGCTTAAAGGTTCAACTAGTAACAGGTAGACTGCTAATAACAATTGTACACGACAGAAATAACCATGAATTCACTCTACCAGATACAAGAACATCGATAGCAAACAATAGACAACAAATTGATAATAAAGTTAATTTCTATTTAGATACATTTTTTCAAATGGATGAGTTTACTTTTATGCAAGCACACACAGATGAAGAAAATTACACTGATTACATGAATTTATATACAGACCTAATCTGGGTTAAAAACAAACTAGGTCTGACTATTTGGAACAGAAAAAAACCTACGTATAGATATTAATATTTAAGACATTCACCCGGCGCAATACAAGCCCACTCTGCCAACACTACTTCAGAAAGACCGTCTCTAATAAAATTCATTAGTTTTTCATAAGGTGAAGAAATAGCAATATTTCTAAACTTTACCAAAACAGAATGAACCATTCCTACTAATTCACCTTTAGAATTAAGAATCATGGACCCAGAAGATCCAAAAGTAGCAGCTAGTGCATACACATCTTGACCGCCCTCTTCTCCGGCATATCTACCTTCAAAGACTGGAACCATATCATAATCAAACATACCCAAAGGAGCAGCTATATTATAAACTTTTTCACCTCTTTTGGGAGGTTTTGACGCTAAAGGTATAACTTCAACCCCTTCAGTTAAACCCTCGGCAAAAAGCAAACAAGCGTCAATTGACCTATCTTTTTTTAGAATAATCGCATCATATTTTTTTAATGACAACGTTGAAACTCTCATGTGGATAGTTTGTTCGACCGATGCCAACAAACCTTTTTCGCCATCACAAACGTGAGCGGCAGTGACTATGTAAGCTCCTTTGCTAGAAAGTCTAACGACATAACCAGATCCTGAAGATCTTAAGTCCATTGTGGCACAATTATCTTTGCCAAAGCATCTTTTTAGTTGAACTGTTTTGCTAATAAAAGCGAATCCTTCTCTTGGAAAATCATTTTTTACACTTGAATTTGTTGTGCCGCAAGAGAAAGCAAACAGCATAACAAACGCTAGGGTACCAACCATAACCCTACTCATTTTCTTATCCTCCCATGTCTCTGAGATTTTTACTCTCATATAAATAAATAAGGGTGCCGCCCTGCTTTTTCCTTTTTTATCAACAAAAAGACTATTTATAATGATTGCTTCTTTACACTAAATTAACTTAAAATGAGTATTTTAGCGAGGAAGATCAAGTGTTTAACAAAGCGAGTTAACATGGCTAAAAAAATTTATATTCTTGATACGAGCGTCTGTTTAACGGATGCTAATTGTATTCGATCTTATGGCACTAACGATATCGTCCTTCCTTTAAAAGTTCTTGAAGAAATAGACAACAATAAAAAAAGACAAGATGGCGCTGGTACAAATGCTAGAATGATTATTCGTGATTTAGATGCGCTCCGAGAAAAAGGTAGTTTATCTAAAGGAGTTAGAATTGATAAAGGTAAAGGCGTTATATGCGTGAAGATGGTTAAACGAGAGGGTATACCAGATGATTTAGATCTATCAGTCCCTGACAATGAGATCATTAGCGTTGCGTTAAACCAAAAAAATGAAAACCCAAAAAGAAAAGTAATCGTGGTCACACGAGATATTAACATGCGTGTTAAGTGCGATTCTCTGGGTCTTCCGACTGAGGATTACAATTCAGATCAAGTTATAAAAGACACAGATAATATATATACTGGTTTTGTCGAACATTTAGTTGATGAGCCTGTTTTGGACAGGTTTTATAATGGAGAAGAGGTCTATATTGAGGAAGAAGAACTAAAATTAAATCCAAATCAGTTTCTTATGTTGATATCAAATCAAAATGAGAAAAAGACTGCTCTAGGAAAGTTTGAATCTTATGAGAAACCCCTAAAGTTGCTTAATCCCGGCAATAAAAGAAGACTTTGGGGTTTGAAATCTAGAAATAAAGAGCAAATTTTTGCTATGGATTTATTGGAAGATAAAAAAATAAATGTTGTTACGTTAGTAGGCAAGGCTGGTTGTGGTAAAACCTTAATGGCAATCGCAGCCGGTCTTAGCCAAGTTGTAGAAAATGAAACGTACAGCCGATTAGTTGTTTCCAGACCAATACAACCAATGGGTAGAGATATTGGTTTTCTTCCGGGAACGATGGAAGAGAAAATGGCACCCTGGGTTGCTCCGATCAGAGATAATTTAGAGTATTTAATGGCAAACGACAAAGCGACACTAGAAACTTACATGGATAGAGGCAAGATAGAGGTTGAAGCACTAACTTATATAAGAGGTAGATCAATTGCTAATGCTTTTATTATTATAGATGAAGCACAAAACCTCACCGCCCATGAACTTAAAACCATTCTTACTCGCGTTGGCGAGGGTACAAAAATAGTTTTAACTGGGGATATAGAGCAAATTGATAATGTATATTTAGATGAAACCTCTAACGGACTAACCCATGCAGTTGAAAAATTTAAAACTTTTGAAATTTCTGGGCACGTAACGCTTAGAAAGGGTGAGCGTTCGAAAGTTGCAACAATAGCTTCTAAAATACTTTAAACTATGTGAAATATCTGATATATTTACTTAAAAGGAGAAACATATGTCTATTGAATCCGAAAATCCTGATTTGCTTAAGCCAGTGCAGCCTGAAAACGAAATGAAATCTTGGCTTGTAAACTATGTAGGTGAAAAATTAAATCCTGAAAATGATGAGGTTAACGTAGAAATGATCATCCAGGTAATGGCAGCAGAATTTCCAGAATTTTTAATGCCTTTAGCAGAGGAAAATTTTATTAGAGGTTATAAACAAGCCTTAATAGATGTCGACAGTGAGAGACCTCAGACTTGAAACATTATATAACAGAGGGGAGTAAAGTGTCTAAAACAAACTTTAAACAATTTCACATATATGGGAAGCCTTTTGTTATAACCCAACCTTTCGAGAATAAAATTAATTTAGAATATATAAAAAATAAAATCGAAGCGTTAATTCCAGAATATTTTTTAGATAATGTTGATGGTTTTTTTGTCGGCTATGTTGAAGAATTTTTTAAAGATGGACGAGAATATAATGCTATGTATAAAGATGGCGCTATATATTTATCCCCAGACCAAGATAATGAAAGAGATTTGTTAGATGATATTATTCATGAGATTGCACACGCAGTAGAAGAAAAGTATGAAAATAAAATATATGGTGATGGTCGACTTGAACGTGAATTTTTATATAAGAGAAAATATTTATATTATCTTATAGGTGATAAAGAATATGAATATGATATAGAGGATTATGATAATCCAGAATATGATTATAACTTTGATCAACATTTATACAAAAACATTGGCTATAATACTTTAAGAGGAATATCTGCTGAATTATTTTATTCACCTTATGCTATAACGGCTTTAAGGGAATATTGGGCAAATGGTTTCGAAAACTACTTATTAGGAAGTAGAGGAAAATTAAAAGAAATTAGTCCAGTGCTTTATCAAAAAGTAGATTCTTTTTTTGACGTTTAGGAGACACAATGAATATTAATTTAGAAAGACATGACGATAAAATTGTCTTGCAAGTAAATTTAAAATTTAGAGGTAAAAGAGGTGAAACAAAAGTTTTTACTACTGCAGATGCAAAAAAATGGATCACTGAAAATCATCCTGATATAAATTTAAATTATTTATTATCTGCACCAAATAAATATTTACACAACGGTAGCCGATTATCAGGCGAATGGATTTATAGTATAAAAAAACAAATTCCTATTGACATTTTAAAAGATAATGTTAAAATAGATGAAATAAAAATTGAAGCTGAGTCTCCTGCAAAGGAGCAAAAAAAAGAAGCTTCGTTGCCCAATGGTTTAAAAAAGATGCCGAAGGTAAAACCAAAACCAAAAAGAAAAAGGGCACCCAGAAAGAAAAAAACAGAGGAATAAATGTCTCACATATCCTACTCAGAACTTAAAGAGTGGAGCACTTGCCCCTGGAAACACAAACTAAACTACATTGATAAGATTAAACAGTTTAAAGGCAATGAACACACTGCTTTTGGTTCGGCTCTCCATAGCGTTTGTGAAATCATAGTGCAAGACTATGATGAAAATAAAAATTCTAAAAACCTCGAACAATTTTTTGAAAAAGAGTTTTTGCAAAATCTGCAAAAAATAAAAAATTCTAGTGATAATATTGAGTTTTCAGCAGATCTTTTAAATTCTATGCGTGCTCAAGGAAAGCACATAATCCAATTTATTTTACCTGCTTTAAAAAAATATTTTGGGAAGTTTGAGATGGTTTCAGTAGAGGAGCAGATTTATGAAAGTATTGAGAACGAAAAAGTAGACAAGAATTTTAAAGGCTTTATTGATCTTGTGATTTACACACCGGATACAAAAAAGTTTCATATAATTGATTGGAAAACTTGCTCATGGGGTTGGGATAGTCGCAAAAAAACCGACAAGATGATTACATATCAATTAAGTCTATATAAACACTTTTGGTCCAAAAAACATAATAAAAGTTATAAAGATATAACCACTCATTTTGCTTTACTCAAAAGAACAGCAAATAAAAACAATGTAGAGATATTTAAAGTTTCTAATGGTGAAAAGAAAATAGGCAACGCCCTTAAACTATTAAATAAAGCAGTATATAATATCAATAAATGCAATCACGTCAAAAACAGACTTTCCTGCTACGGCAAATATGGCGTGTGCGAATATTATAAAACAAAACACTGTTCGTGAGGATTAAATGAGTAAAAAAATTAAGGTTTTTACACTTAGCGATATGCCTTTGTCTCCATCTGGCGTTGGAACCCAAACAAGATATATATGTGAAGCTTTAGTAAAAACTGGTAAGTTTCAAGTTCGTTCTTTTGGTGGAGCAATCAAACATCCAAAATATGACCCAATTAAAACAGAGCAATATGGTGACGATTGGATTATGTATCCCGTCGATGGCTATGGTAACAAAGAGATGGTCAGATCTCTAATAAGACAAGAAAAGCCCGATATTCTCTGGTTTATGACTGATCCTCGTTTTTGGGGATGGTTATGGGAAATGGAAAATGAAATTAGACCTCTCATGCCAATGGTTTATTATCACGTTTGGGACAATTATCCTTATCCCACTTTCAATAAACAATTTTATGAATCAAATGATTTGGTTGCAACAATTTCAAAAGTGACAGATGATATTGTTAAAACTGTCGCACCAGAGGTAAAATCTCAATATATTCCCCACGCAGTTAATGGCGATATATTTAAACCAAATGAAAATAAAGAGGAAATTGAAGAAATCAAGAAAGCCGTTTTTGGAGAATATTATGATCCGGATAAGTTTATTTTCTTTTGGAATAATAGGAACGCCAGAAGAAAACAATCAGGATCTTTAATTTTTTGGTTTAATGATTTTCTAAATAAGGTTGGGCGCGACAAAGCATGTTTAGTTATGCACACTGAAGCAAAAGACCCACATGGTCAAGATTTACAAGCGATTATTAATAAACTCGATTTAACCGAGGGACAAGTTTTATTTAGTCAGCAAAAAGTTGATTTAAAAAGGCTAGCATCGATGTATAATATAGCAGATTGCACAATAAACATTTCTGACGCAGAAGGATTTGGATTAGCCACATTAGAGTCTTTGTCTTGCGGGACTCCGATTATCGTTAATATGACAGGCGGTCTTCAAGAACAAATTACAGATGGTAAAAATGAATTTGGCGTACCAGTTTATCCGGCTTCAAAATCAATTATTGGATCGCAAGAAATTCCATGGATATATGAAGATCGCCTAAATAAAGATGATGTTATCGAAGCTATGGAAAAAATTTATAATATGTCCGAAAAAGAAAGATCAAAATTGGGTGAACTGGGAAGAAAACACGTAATGAAAAATTATAATTTTGAAGATTTCAATAAAACCTGGACCGAAGTATTAACAAGACTACACGAGGAAGAGGGATCTTGGGAAACAAGAAAACACACCAAGCGTTGGACCATCAAGGAGATAATTTAATGAGAGTTTTAGTAAGAGGACCAGCTTTAACCAGAACCGGATATGGTGAGCACTGTCGTTTTGTTCTCCGGGCTCTCCGGCAAGTAGAAGAGATCGATTTATTTTTAATACCAGTTAATTGGGGTCAGTCTTCTTGGGTTTGGGAAAATTCAGAGGAAAGACAATGGATTGACGAATTGGTTAAAAAAACTGCTTTGTATAATCAGCAAAATGGAAAATACGATCTGTCTATTCAGGTAACAATTCCTAACGAGTGGCAGAGTATGGCATCAATTAACATTGGTGTAACTGCGGGAATTGAAACAACAAAAGTTTCTCCTGTCTGGTTGCAAAAATGTAATGAAATGGATAAAATTATAACCATCTCTCAACACTCAAAGCAAAGCTTGGTTAATACTATATATGAGGGAGTTGATCAAAGAACTGGTGAAAAAGCAACGTTGAGGTGTGTTAAAGAAGTTGATGTTGTACATTATCCTGTTAAAAAAATCGAAACCTTACCGAAATTAGATTTGAACGTTTCAACAAAATTTAATTTTCTAACGGTAGCTCAATGGGGACCACGAAAAAACATGCATCCAACAATAAGATGGTTTGTTGAGGAGTTTATTGATAACCCAGAAGTTGGTTTAATTGTAAAAACTTTTGCTAAAGGCGGTAGCGTGTTAGATAAATACGCTATGGAAAATGAACTAACCAGGTTTTTAAAAAAATATGAAAATCGAAAATGTAAAGTTTACCTTATGCATGGTGATTTAACTGATGAGGAAATGCATTCTCTCTATAAGCATAAATCTGTGCACGCATTAGTAAGCTTAACTCACGGAGAAGGCTTTGGCTTACCTTTATTTGAAGCCGCTTATTCTGGGCTACCTGTTGTGGCTACTGATTGGTCAGGTCATTTAGATTTTCTTTACAAGCCGACTAAAGATAAAAAAGGTAAAGAAAAACATAAAGCTCATTTTGCAAAAGTTGATTTTGATCTACAACACGTATCCAAAGACGCAGTGTGGGAAGGTGTCATAGAGAAAGATTCAATGTGGGCATTCCCGCAACAGGGATCTTATAAGATGAAACTTAGAGAGGTCTATAAGGATTATGGTAGGTTTAAATCTCAAGCTTCAAAATTGCAAGCTTGGATACAGGAAGAGTTTGAAGAGCAAAAAAAGTTAGACTGCATGAAATCGTCCCTAAACTTTTTTAATTTTTGGGCAGAGTAATGGAAAGAGTTTTACCTTTTAAAAAACAAGCACTTCAAATAAAAAATCCAAAGGAAAGATTATCTTTTGTAAAAGATATATTTTTAAATAGTGAAACAAAATTTAGCCAAATAGAAAAAATATTTTTTTTAAAAGACTTGCTAAAAGATGAGAAAGCTTATCTTTTTTCTTGTGGTCCAACATTACTTGAACATGGGATGGAAAAGTTATTAGATATATCAAAAAATAATCTAGCTTTTGCCATCAAACAAGCTCACGATCTTTTCCCGGATAATATCGATTTACATTTTTACAATTGTGGAAATTATAAAAACTATAGCTACAGTTTAAATCCACCCCTTGTAATTGAAGCTTCGACAAACCCTTCTGGTGTTAGCAAAAACCACGACATAAGATTCTTAATTAAAGAAAGAAATTTTAATAATTCATTATCCATAGCTAGAAATATTGAAGACTGGACACTAGAAAAACAGCCTTTCTTAAGACCATATGGTCCAGGTATTATGTATGAAATAGTTTTTTTCACTGTTCAGCATTTAGGTATAAAAGAATTTATAACTATAGGTTGGGATAATAAGCTGGTTGGGAGCAACCCCTCTGAGCAACATTTCTATGATATACCAAAAAACAAGTTTGACAAAAAACAATTTATACATTATAATGAGGTTGGTGAGAACGTAAAAATAAATTCTTTAATCTATGAAGCTAAAGTGACCACCGAAGCAATGGAGCCTTTTTATAAATGGTTAAAAAATAACAATGTTAGTTTAAAAATCATTTCTAGTGTAAACCCCGCTCCAATATCAATTCCAAGATTGGCGATTTAAAAATATGAATAAATTTATTAAAAACAAAAAATTTTTTATAACTGGTGGTACAGGCACTCTAGGTAAATCACTTGTAAAGAAAATATTATTTCATGGTGGTCATCCAATAGTGTACAGTCGAGATGAGGGAAAACAAGCACTATCATTCGGTAGAGATACTAGAATCTCAACTGTTATTGGGGATATTAGAGACTATGATAAACTCAATATTAGCCTATCAAGACTAGAGCCCGATGTGATTGTACATACAGCTGCCCTTAAGAGAATAGATGATATGGAATTTCACCCGGACGAATGTGTAAAAACAAATATCCAAGGAAGTGAAAATGTTGCAAAAGCGGCATTAAATAATAAAATTGATAAATGTATTTTAGTTTCAACGGATAAGGCGTGCCAACCTGTTAATGTCTATGGTTCTTCAAAATTTATAGCTGAAAGAATTTTTACTAATTACGATTATTACAGCAATCATACTGTATTTTCGTCTGTTCGTTATGGAAATGTTATATGCAGCCGAGGCTCGTTTATTCCTCTATGGCTAGATCTTCTTTCGAAAAAAGAGAACATTAAGGTTACATCGATGGAAATGAGCAGGTTTTTATTCACAATTCAGGATGCTGTCGATACTGTTTTGGGGGCGGCTTATAATTCTGAAGGTGGTGAGGTTTTTATTCCAGAGATAAATTCTTATGACATGACAACTATTTTAAAGGCAATAAAACAAATTCATGGAAAAGATTTCTCCTATGATCTCATGGGTCTTCGTCCCGGTGAAAAATTACACGAGGATATGTTAGCTGAGACAGAATTGCCCTTTACATACAAGGTTGATGGAATTAATCTTCTCTGTGTAAGACCACAGTATACAAAAAGACAATTTAATAATAGTTGGAAAAAGTACAATGGTCCTCATTTTAACTCTGCTTTACACATGAGTGATAACGTTGAAGAGTTGGTAAAATTGATTGATAGAGGAGAAAAAGAAGCGAATGAAGCTATTTGAGTCTAAAATAGCTAAAGAAGACATCCTAAAAATTAACAAAGTTTTATCTGAAGGATCTTTGGGGTTTGGTTCTAATGTTAATTTGTTTGAACAAAAATTTTCTTTATTTTCAAACAAAAAGAACAATATTGCAACTAACTCTGCATCTGCTTCTGCATTTATGATCTTTTCCTATTTGAAAGAAAAGCACGGAATATGTGATGTTTACACAACGTCCCTTGGATTTACATCACCAGCTTGGGCTGCAAAACACTTTGGTCATAACTTAATTTTTGTAGATGTGCAGGACGACTTGCAGTTTTCTACTGAACATTACAAGTCCATTCGGAATCGCTATTCCTCTTCAAACAATAAGTCAGTTGTAATGCCAGTTCTTTATGGTGGTGTTAGCAACATTAAAGGTTTTAAATTATTTGGAGATGAAATAACAGTAATTGATAGTGCTCACTGTGTTACTCCTACAATTAAGGGGGACTACATCTTCTTTTCTTTTCACCCATATAAACCAATTTGCTCGTCAGATGGAGGCATGATTTCAACTGACTGTGATGAGTCTGATGAGTACTTTAGATCTTACCGCAATTTCGGTAGAGTTATATCTGACAACACTTATGATGTAGATCAAAATGGTTTTAAATTTTACATGAATAATTTAAATGCAACCATTGCCCTGACTCAGCTAGACAGATACAAAGAAAATTTAAGTTTCAGAAGATCAAACTATAAAAATCTAAGTAATAGTTTTAACCTCCTCCCTCACGACGCAAACTCTTCCTTTTATTTTGCAACATGTTTAAAAGACGACGCTAACAATGTTATAATCAAAACAGGTTGGTCGAGAAATTATCCAATGTTGCATAAAATGTCTTATTATAACACCAATCAAACGCTTCCAAATCTGGAAAAATTACATTCTAAAATTTTAAATTTACCTTTGTGGAACAAAATTGACTAATGAAACATTCATAATAGCCGAAGCTGGTGCAAATCATAATCGAGATAAAAATTTAGCTTTTAAACTTATTGACGCAGCAGTTAATGCTAAATGTAATGCTGTTAAATTTCAAACTTACTCATCCAATACTCTCTATTCCAAGAACACTCCAGATTTTGCTGGATACAAAAATATTAATAAGCTCATAAAAGACATTGAACTTCCACGTAATTGGCAAAAAGATTTAAAATCTTATTGTGACGATAATGGGATAGAATTTATGTCTACCCCTTTTGATGAGAAAGCGGTCGAAGAACTTTATAATTTAGGAGTTAAAAGATTTAAAGTTGCTGGATTTGAAGCTACAGACCCCAGATTAGTCAAGATTGTTGCAGAAACTCAGTTACCAATGATCGTTTCTGCTGGAATAGGTGTCACTTTAGAAAGAATAGGTCTTATAACAGATTGGATATTACAAAAAAATAAAAAACCAGATTTGACTTTTTTGCATTGTAATAATGCTTATCCAACTCCGTTTGAAGACATTTGCTTGGGGCAGATTCAAATAATTAAAAACACGAAGTTTAATTATAAAATTAAAGTTGGATTGTCAGATCACACTCTTGGAATTGTCGTGCCACCTCTTGCTGTTACTTTAGGTTCTCAAGTTGTGGAGAAGCATTTCACATTAGATAGAAATCTTCCTGGTCCAGATCATCCTTTTGCAATAGAGCCAACAGAATTATCAGATATGGTAAAGAACATAAGAATCGCAGAAAAATGTTTGTCTACAAAACCAGAGTTGACTAGTAGTGAGAAAAGATTTACTTTTGCAATGAGGTCTGTTGTTTCAAAAAAGCAAATTAATAAAGGTGAAGCTTTCTCTTTAGATAATATAACAACAAAAAGACCATGCTTAAAAAATAGTGTTCCTGCTATTGATTTTTTTAACTTAATTGGTAAAACTTCAAGTAGATTAATAAAAGAAGATGAAATAGTTTTTTCTAACGATATTAGAGAGGGATTTTAATGTTAAAAGGTAAAAAAGTAACGTTGCATCTACCGGAAGAAAAACATCTAAAAAAGATGCTAGAGTGGAGAAACGATCCAAATTTGAGACAATTTTTTAGAGAATATAGAGAATTAAGTTATGAACATCAGGTTAAGTGGTGGAAGGACAAAGTTATCAATGATGATAGTTGGCAATACTTTGTTATGAAGCCAATTGGTGAAGATAAAATTATTGGTGTCGTTGGTTTGGTGTACATTCATCCAATTTATAAAACTGCTGAATTTGCTATATCTATTGGAGAAGAGAAATATAGAAATGGAGGGTTTGGTTCTGATGCTTTACGAACTATAATAAAATATGGTTTTGAGGATTTAAATCTAAATAGAATTTGGTGTGAAGTCTATTCTAACAATAAAGCCATTGATGTCTATAGACATATTGGATTTAAAGATGAGGGTGTTTTAAGGCAAACAGTTTATAAAAAGGGTGAATATTTAGATTCTCACATTTTAGGAATGTTAAAGGAAGAATATGTTAAACAATGACAAACTTATTGTACTGGGGACGGGGTTTTCTTCTCTAGAGTACAAAAATACAGGAGATAAAATCTTAGCTTTTCAAGAAGCATTTCCAAATTGTGTTGATAAGCTGAATGTTATTCCTGATTATTGGTTTAGCGCTGATCCAAACTCTTTTATATCCGGCTTTAAATATTTAATTAACAATCACAAAAATGAATCTTTTAAAAAAATTAAAATTTTGATTCCTTCTTTCTTTACAAAAGACTTAAATTATTATAGAATGTTCTGTGGAACAACTCCAATAATGAGAGTCCCCAATGGGTGGAATTTATTTCAGATTCTTTTAAAAAATGTTTCAAAATACTTTACAATACAAGTACTGCCGGCAACAACAACAAAATTTATTAAACTTTTTGATTCTGAAAACTTTAATTGTGAAAACCTTTTCGATGAAAATTGTAAAGAAGAAAGATTTAAAAAAGATAAAATAGTTTTTGGCACTGTTGAATTTGATAGTGAATCCGTAATAGGAGATAAATTCAAATGGGGTTTAGAGAATAAATTAACTTCTTCTGTTTTGCCTTTGTGTTACTTTTTACAATTTAAGTTAATAGAAATTTATGGATTTGATTTTATAGGTCCAAGATTCTATTCTGACATAGAAAGGCATCCGTGGAATGACGAATCTCAAGAAACAGATAGTGTAGTCAATTTTTCACTTAGCTTGTTACAAAAATGGAAAAAATGGGAATCTTTGCACGACATGAAACTCCTCTCAGGGGTTAGTAGTCAAAAGAGCTTATTAAACAAAATTTTAAACTATAAAGACCAGGATTAAAAATGAAAAAAACATACATTATAGCTGAAATAGGGATTAACCATAATGGTTCAATGGAAATAGCAAAAAAGTTAATTGATGTAGCAAAAGTGGCTGGCTGTGACGCAGTAAAATTTCAAAAGAGAAACCCAGCTGTTTGTGTCCCTGACCATCAAAAAAATGTTATGAGGGAAACTCCGTGGGGGACAATGCGTTACATAGATTACAAATACAAAGTTGAGTTCGAAAAACAACAATATGATGAAATAAATGATTATTGCAAAGATAAAGAGATAGATTGGTCTGCTAGTCCGTGGGATTTGGATAGTTTAAATTTTTTAAATCAATATGATTTACCATTTATCAAAATTCCATCTGCTATGATTACCAACGAAGAACTAATGAGAGAAACTGCAAGAACAGCCAAGAAGGTTATTTTTTCAACTGGAATGAGTACCTTAGAAGAGACAGATCAAGCTGTAAAGTGGATGCAAGAAGAGAATGCAAATTTTTCCCTTCTTCATTGTAATTCTGCTTACCCAGCAGCTTTAAAAGATTTAAATTTAAGTTGTATTAAAACCTTAAAAGAACGTTATGATTGTGAAGTTGGATATAGCGGTCATGAGTTTAGACTAGGAACTACAGTTGCTGCTGTTTATTTAGGTGCAACTATTTTAGAAAGACATATTACACTAGATAGAACAATGTGGGGCTCTGACCATTTAGCATCTGTAGAGCCACAAGGTTTAATTAAGCTAGTTCGTGGAGTTAGGGAGCTAGAAGAAGCTTTTGGTGACGGAGTAAAAAGAGTTACTGACAGCGAGCTTCCATCAAGAAAAAAACTTAGAGGAAATTAAATTGAAACAAATTAAAGATGTAGCATTTTTAATTCAGGCTAGACTATCTTCTCAGAGATGTCCAAGGAAAATGATTAGACCATTTGCCGAAACTACTCTACTTGACATAAACATAAAAAAATTAGTAGATTCAGAGCTAATCCCAAATGAAAACATTTACGTTTCTGTTTATGAACCGGAATTAATAGAAATAGCCAATAAATATCCTGTTAATGTTTTTGAAAGAAGTGAAAAATCTGCAAAGTCAGAAGGGACTCCTATGACTGAAATTTATGAGTGGTGGAATAAAATTCCTCATAAATTTGTAATTCTTACAAATGCATGTGTTCCGATGTTATCAGTCAAAACAATTGATGATTTCACTAATGCATATTTAAGTTCAGAAAAAGATGGGATGTTTGGAGTAATTGAAAAAAAGAATTATTTTTGGTCTTCTGATGGAACGTTTTTAACTCGTGTAGACGAGGCGGTAATGAACACTAAAACCGCAGAACCCATTTTAGAGGCGGCACATTGTCTTTATGCAGGATCTTTAGAAAAAATTGGTAAAGGGGTTTGGATGGGGGATTTTACAAAAAAAGGTGAAATAGAATTATTCCCTGTTCCTGAAGAAGAAACTTTTGACATAGATTATGAATGGGAATTCAATTTATATGAAAAAATCTATAAACAATCTAAGTGACAGATTTATTAAAATAACTGATTTGTCAAAACCAGAAATAAAAAAAGCTTATAAGCAGTTTGTAGATAAAATTGGAACTGAGCCAAAAAATAATGTTTGGTTTGATTCTTATAAAAAAGAATGTTTTGGTGCTGATTACACTTATCAAAATTGTGATGATCCCACTCAGGCTTGTTTTTTAACAGAAAAAAAAGATTTTAAATTTAATAATAGACACGGAATTCCACATTTTAATAAAATAAAGCAAAATCTTTATCAAATGAGTGATCTCATTGTAGACGAAGATTTTATTATAGAAAGTTTCCCCCAAATTAAAAAGTTTGCAGATAAATCTATTTTAATAATAGGTGCCGGACCTTCCACTAACATGGTAGATTTGGAAAGCATTGATAGTGATTTTGTTTGGGTTTGCAATGATTTTTTAAATCACGAAAAAGTTAAAAATTTGAATCCTTCTCTTTTTTACATGTCCAATGAAGTTTATAAAAAGAAAACCAGTAGAGAATTTTTAATAAAAAATCAAGACTGTGTGCTTTGTTTTGATATTAATGTACACAGAGATTTTTCTACATTAAATCTTTACAAAACTACATTCAAAGACAAATGTTTCTTGTTCAGCACTAGAATGTTCACTACCATTGGAATTGTCCCAAGAATGATCAATCTAGCTGCTATTTTTGGGGCAAAAGAAATAAAAGTCGTTGGACTCGATGGACACCCAGAAAAAGATTATCAAACTGGTAAAGGTCTTTCTGCATTTGAGAAAAGCAAAAAAAACATTCCGAATGGGCAAACATTTGATTCACAACTGAGAGAATACATAGTTTTTTGGGAATTTATTAAAAATAACTTTAAAAATCTAAAAATTGTAAATTTAGGTCATGTTTATGAACATAACATGACAAAAAAACTTTGCAGGTGGTCTAAATGAGAGAGTCATGCTGGACAGAATATTATTCTTTAAGTAAAAAACAATTTGAGATAAAAAACAAATCTAAAATTGTTCAAAATCTTTATGATATAACCATTTCGGAACATAATTTAACCGATCCAATAGTTCAAAGAGACGAAAATTACTTTAATATTATTAATGATTTGTCTAATAAAGTTAATAATTTATTTACAAATCCAAATAATTTTACCAAAAGAGCACACTGCTTGGCATTAGACAACATTTGGAATTGTGAAAATGAACTTAAACAGCTTGGGGATTTTCTAGTACCACAATTGCAAGAAAAGGTTTTTGGTTCCTATGTTCACACAGACAACATAAAGATTTATAGGAATTTTACTTCAAATGAGCGAGACTCTTCTTCTTGGCTTTGGCATTTTGACAATAATCCAAAAGAACAAATAAAAATATTGATTTATTTAACAGATGTGGAATCTGATTGCGGCGAGTTTACATATTTAATTAAAAATGGTGAGGGACTTAAAGTTCCAACTTCAAGAGTTTCTTATCCGGACAGATGGATTGAACCATGGGAAAACAATCCACCACCAGCATATCGTTTAAAAGATCAAAAAATTTCTTGGTTAGGTGGTGATAGAGTAGATCCTTACTTTATAAATAAATTGATTAATGAACATGGATTCAAAATCTATAGTGCAACTGGTAAAAAGGGCACTTTGTTTTTATTTGATAATAATATAATACATAAAGCAACGATTCCAAAAAATAAGTATAGAGATGTTATTGTAATGCAATTTAAGCCTTCATCAAAAAAAATATCTCCATTTATTAATAGGTTCAATACTGGAAATGGCTGGCAGCATACAACTTTTAACAAAGATCCATCAATTTTACAAGCTGTGGTGGTAGACATTTAATATGAGAAAGATTTTTTTAGATTGCGGCGCAAATAATGGCTGTTCAGTTAGAAAGTTCAAAAAGATTGTTTCTGATTGGGGTGATTATGAAATATTCTCATTTGAAGCGAATGAGGTTTTTTACGAAGATATTGAAAATACAGGTGTCAATTTAATTAAAAAAGCCGTTTGGATCGCAGATACAGAAGTGGATTTTTTCGTGGTATCGAACGATAGATATGGAAATAAAGATATGAGAACTGGTGCAAGTACTCTATGTCAACAAAAAAATAAATGGAATCTTCAGTGTCATAAAGAAGTGCAAATAAAAAAGGTTGAAGCGATTGATTTGTCAACATGGATATTAAAAAATTTTTCAAAACAAGATAATATTATTTTAAAGATGGATATAGAAGGATCAGAGTACGATGTGCTTGAAAAAATGATAAAAGATAGCTCTATCTACTTTATAAACGAACTATGGATAGAATTTCATCAAAAAAAATCAAATATAGACAAAAACAGACATGATAAACTGAATAAGTTTATCGACTCTTTGAACATAAAAATTGACAGACAATGGAATGCTATGTAGTTTGAAAATCAATATTCCATCTACACTGAAAAAGAATCAGGAACAGAATGTATTGTAATTAAGAGAGATAAAAAATGATTATTTATGTTGACATAGACGAAACAATTTGTGAGTCCCCGGAAGATAGGGACTATTCTAAAGCAAAACCTATAAAACAAAATATTAAAAAAATCAATGATTTGTTTTATAATGGTGATACAATAGTCTACTGGACCGCGAGAGGTACCATGACAGGTATTAATTGGAGAGAAGTTACAGAAAAGCAATTCAAAGAGTGGGGCGTAAAATACCATGATTTAAAATTTGGAAAACCTGCTTATGATTTGTTTATAGACGATAAAAATATAAATTCTGAAAGATTTTTTAAGGAGTAAAAATGACTGAAGTTCAACATACAAATTTATCAAAACAAGCAATTGGCGCTCTAATGATGGCGCTGCAAAAGTCTCTAATGGAACAATCCGATATTGTACCAGTTTTAGAAAACTTCAAAATGACTAACTCACCAGAAGGTTTAGTTGTGCTAAACCCCCCGTTGGTCAAATTCAACGAGGATACCACTAAAGACTGGGACGTTGTTTGTGATCAGCCAGAATAAGGAGAAATAAATTGCCAATCTATGTTTATCAATGTGGAGATTGTTTAGGAGAGTGGAAAGAAAATCACTTAATGAGCGAAACTGTAGAAAGTTGTTTTTGGTGTGATTCCAAAAATGTCTCAAGAAAGCCCTCTAATTTTTCTTTTACTGAGAATAAAAAACAAAAAAACAAGAAAGTAGGCGATTTAACAAATGAGTTTATTGAAAACTCAAAACAGGATTTAAAAAATCAAAAAAAGGAACTAGATAGTAGCAGATGACACATCTTTTCTTGACACTTTCAGTCGTTCTTAACGTTATTCTTATATGGTATATTATTCAACTTTTAAAAAGGTTTCTAACATTTCAAGAGGAGTTGGACAATTTTAGTATAACTCTAGAAGAGTATAGAGAGCATATAGATATTGTTAATGGATTAGAACGTTTTTATGGCGATGAAACTCTTGGTAATCTACTTCGTCATTCAAAGGCTCTTGTTGAGGAGTGTCAAAGTTTTCAGCGTGTCTTGAGACAAGAGGAAGAAGAGTATGCCGAGGAAGAGAACTAAAAATCATTATTTCAGAAGAGAACACCAGGATGCAATTGTAGAATATTGCCAAACGCAAGATCCTAAACGTCGAAATGAACTTTACAAGGATTTTATTGGACCAGTGTTCGACGAAATGGTAGATAAAATTGTGTATACTTATAAGTTCACTTCTCTTCCAAATATTGATTCTCTTAAAGACGATTGCAAAAACTGGTTAATTACAGTCCTCAATAACTTCGATCCAGATAAAGGTTCCAAAGCATTTACTTACTTTAGTGTTGTATCAAAAAACTGGTTTATTGCAGAAGTAAAAAAGACATCAAAAAAAGCGAAAAGAGAAACCCACCTAGAAGAATATTTTTTAACCCACACCGATCAGTCAAACATACCCTCCATACAAAGATTAGTCGTTCATAATACCTACATTGAAGACAGAAACAAACATGAATTTTTCCTACACCTTAATAAAGAAATACAAGGTTGGAAAAAAATGCCCCTACGAGAAAATGAAGTAAAGACTATTCAAGCCATTGAGATTCTTTTTAACGAAGCTAACAATATAGAGATTTTTAATAAAAAAGCTATTTACTTGTATATTAGAGAGATTACTGGTCTTAATACAAAGCAAGTTGTAAGCTCTCTTAATAAAGTAAGAAAGCGTTACGCGGAGTTTAAAAAAGAATGGGACGATCAGTAAAAGACCTAGAAAATTATATTCAAGAAGCAATCAGCAACATTCGCGACGACCGCGATATTACCTCTACCCTTCTCACGCAAGTTTTTGCAGAAATAACCAATGGTCAAGAAACTCATAAGGATCTTGGGCTAATTGCAGCCAAGTATGTAGAAACTTTGCAAAGATCCAATGAGCAATTAGTAAAACTTACGTCTATTATGGCGAAGAAAACGAATACGAGTGTTGAGCTATCGGAAGAAGATAAAAAGTCTCTTTTTGACGTAATCCAAGGGGAAAAATAAAAAGTTATGAGTGGAGAGTTTCTCAAAGTTCCCTCTAATGCAAGCTTCTTTGAAAGAGCGGCTAATCCAGAGAATACATCGATAGATTTAATAACCTCTGCAGAGGACCAAATTCGTAGGGCTCTTAAAAACAAGTTTGAGCCAGATAGCCTCTCAAAGCAAATTAAATTTTATGCTGTTTGTTTAAGAAAACTAGATAATTCAAAAGATATTCATGACGGATTAGTGAGAGTAAAAGCAAGGATTCCTGAAATTCATTATATGCTACCTATTCCAAAAGATAAAAATGATATGGCAGCAATTGCGCTTTATCCAACATTTGTGGCATATGAAAATAATTTTAATCCAAAAATAGGGGCAAGAACAAAAATAACACCTGGTACAATTCTTACTGTAACTTTTGGTAATATGAGTAATTTTTCAGAACCCTTACTTTTAGAGATAGGTAAAATACTAGAAAGCGAAAGCCCTAGTCCTTCTACTGGAGGTGGTGGTGGAGGCAGCACTGGAGGAAGAGGAGGTCCAGTAGATTTAGATACAAGCACAATAGACGACACCGGCAAATCTTTTAAAAAAACATGTGTCGCCATCATTAGAGAAACTTCAAAGAAAACAGGTGTTGACCCGAGAGCTTTAGCTGGAATTATGAGGGTTGAGTCTGGTGGATTTGGAAACACTAAAGGTAAAGAGGCTGATTTTAAGTTTACTGCTGCCGACAAAGCATTGGTATTAGATGAAAAGGCTGGGGTCAAGCGCACTAGTGCGCTTTATGGAAAAAACGCTTTAAAATCAGCACCACGTTTAACAAAGATAAGTCCAACCCCAACCGCTAGTGACACAACGGAAGCTAATGCGATTGCAAGGGCTGTAAACTGTCAATTTTTTAATAGAAGTCGTTCCAAGGGTAGTATCATTTTAAAAAATTACGATGAAAAAACATTAAGAAAAATTGAAGCTTTGCCTGATTCGACTCGTGGTAAAAAGAAGCGCCTCAAGTTCGATAGGAGCACATTTACCTCTGATCACAAATACGATTCAACCGACAATAGAAGAGATCAAAAAAATGCACACAAATCTGGAGATTCTTTTGCTAATCTTTTTGGAGGCAAAGACATGACAAAATCCGCTCTCGGAAATGTTTACAAGATAGCTCCGATGAGTGCTATAAGAGTGACAGCGCTAGGACTTTTTCAAACACTTGGAGGAGAATCGCTGCTTCCCTTAAATGGAATCAGTAAAACATCAAACGCACTAAGAGAAAGTTTAACCATCACAAAATTTGATAATATATTAGCTCAATTTTATAAAGATCCCTTCCTTGGAAGTATTTTATGTGCGGCGCAATGGTGGAGCCAGCCTAGCAAACAAGGTGCTAAAAATAAGCTAAATAAAGGCTTCAGACAGCCTATTGGCTCAAGAGATGTTGCTGACATTTATTATGGCATCGTCCCTTATCTTGGAGGTGGTCCAGATAATTTTAATTACAGCTTAAAAGTACTTCAGTACGGAAATATCTTTGAACAAGAACATCCAGATGTCATAGAAGAATTGGGATTTAAAATAAACTAAAATGACCGAGAATCTTTTCAATAATGCTCCGTCCAATGCAAGCTTTTTTGAACGTTCTGCTAATCCTGACGGCGGTACGTTAGACATAATAAAAACAGCAGAAGATCAAATAAGACTTCTCATAAAAGATTCTTACGAAAATGATGCTCTTTCAAATCAAATTAAATTTTATGCTGTTTGTTTAAGAAAATTGGAAAATACGAAAGATGAGCACAAGGATCTTGTTAGGATAAAAGCAAGAATACCCGAACTACATTATATGTTGCCAATTCCAAAAGATAAAAATGACATGGCAGCAATATCCCTATACCCTACTTTTGTGGCTTATAAAAATAATTTTTCAAAAATACCCTCCAACAAAGCAAATTCTGTTATTCCTGGTACAATTCTTACTGTAACTTTTGGGAATATGAGCAACTTTTCAGAGCCTTTGCTTTTAGAAATTGGAAAAATAAGTGAAGGTGTAGAAAGAGAAAGCCCTTCTTCTGGCGGTGCATCCACTGGCGGCAGAGGTGGCATGACCACTTCAAAACCATCAATCCCAACAGAACCGCCTAAAGATGGTGGAGTCGGAAAGTTTGTTGTTTTGTTGGGAGATTCAAACACTGTAGCTAATACCATGGCTCCTGGTACCGGCAAAGGCAAAGTAGATATATTTAGAAGTTGGAAAAACGAGTTTTACCCTAGCTCTGATTATAGAAAGTTTATAAGAAGTGGTAGAAAATTAGTCGGACCTGCAACAAAAATCGGTTCCATACAAAAAGGATCTACAACTGCTCCACCTTTAGATAATTTAGGTATAAAAAAAGAAAATATAGCTGTTATAATAATAGGATCAGCAGGCGGAAACGACTCTACGACTGTAAAGCCAAAAGACGTAGCTAACGACGCGTCAGATTTTAATAAAAATGTTCGCGCTGTTTTTGAAACACTTAAAGATTACGAGGATAATGGAATACTAGTTGTCTTTTATGGATTACCTTTTGGAATGAGCGATACAAATCCAAATCTCGCCAAATTAAGAGAAAATATGGATTTAAATTTACAAAAACAAGCAAAAGCGGTGGGATTTAGTAATTACGTGTCGGTGATGGAAGACACTAAAAAAATAAAGCTAGCAGCAAGTGCCGCCGGTATGCCAATGACTGGTGAATTCAGAAACCATTATAAACATCCTGGCGAAAAGAGAAAGTATGCAGAATTAATTAAAAGCGTTTTACCTTTTAGATAAAAAAACAAGTAATTGAAATAATTATAACAAAAGAGATTTTAATGAATAATGTAATTCAACTTAGCGTAGAAAAGAATGGGGACACGTTAGTCCTTTCTTTTAGACAATTAAAAATGACACTAGAAGCAAGCTATCAGTCTACGGATAAAACTTTTATTATCCCAAATGAAAAAGCAAAGCTTAAGAATTATGTTGATGAAGTTTATTCAAAATCGTCGCCATTGAATGCTCCAAATAAAGCAGATTTTGTAAAACAAATAATAAATTATATTTTAAAAATTAACGTAGATTCTGTAGATATTAATTCATTAAATGATTTTTTGGATAACAAGCTAGAAATAAAATTAGATGATCCGACATACTTTGGAAATGTTGCCGTAGAACTTGGCAATAAACTTGATCCACTAAAAGAGTTTCAAGATACAGTTAGCAATATTGAAAAAAAGAATAAAGAGCTTTATAATGCAATTAATGAAGAAAGTACATTTCCTCTAGACGAAACCAACATAGACGATGAGGATTTTGATTTCGAGGGCGAGAGCGAGCAATTTTCTCGTTCTGAAACTGATACTGGATCAAATCTAGATATGCAACGAAATATGCCTCTACCAGCTGTTGGTGGTAAAAAGCCTGTTGCTTCTAGATCCGGGATGTCAACTAGCAAAGCAGGACAATTAAACAACCTACCGGATAGTATAACTGTTGAGTTAAAAGGGGTTGGAGGAGATAGGAACATTGAACCGGTACCAAAGCCAATTTATTATTCCGGTGACAGCTATCTTGAAAGTGAAAATAATTCTGGTATTATTTGCTCTAGAGATGAACATTATAGATTAAGACCTCAAACTGGGATAGGCGCAGTGTATATTTACGCCGGTCGAAAAGGTTCGCCAAAAAAAGAAGGACCTGCGTTAACCTTATCGGAACAAGCCGATCCAGAAGAAGCAAATCGCAAGAAAGTAACAGGCGAGGCTAATGATTTAGTATCAGATTCAGCCTATATATACGTTTCTCAAAAATCTGACGTTGATAGTCTTTTGAAAGTTACTGCTAAAGGAAGCTATGGCAAAAAATTTATAAAGTTATCAGACAGCCGCAATGCAGAACAAGAGACAAGGAAAGGATTATCTTTAGTAGCTATGAAAGCAGATGACATTGTTTTAATGTCTCGTGTTGCTGGCATAAGATTAATAACCGCACCAGATAAAAAATCTTCTAAAGCAGTACCAGGTGTCGACGGCGGTGAGGTTATTTCAAAATTTGGCATCGATTTAATTGCAGGTAACGACGATTCTGATCTTCAGCCCCTAGTAAAAGGTGAAAATTTAAAGTTATATCTCGAAAATCTTTCAGATGTCATAGATTCAGTTAGGGCGGTATTAGTCGATTTTATAAATTCACAATCAAAATTTAACGCCGCAGTTATGAAACACACTCACTATGATCCTTATCTTATAACAATGGGGTTTTTATCAACAAACGGTAGCAATCCTTTAGCTTTTAATGGTGGTAAAGGGTATGGCTCTATTGAAGTCGTTACAGCAGGTAAAATGGCATTACTAGATACCGCAAGGCAGCAAGCCAACATTTTAAGTATAATGCTAAATAGAACAGGAAATGACGTTAATGCGTTTAACCCGATTGGGCAATATAAAATTTTAAGCGAAAAAAATAGGACAAATTAAATTATGGCTAAAAAACCCACATATATTGCGATTAGCAGCGAGCAACTAGAAGGAGCTATTAATTCGTATAAAAACCTCAACCGTAGCAAGGGGCTAGAAAAATATAAAAATAGATTTGTTGGGGTGCCTGGGGTTTCTCTTACAATAAAAAATATAATTCCAAGATATTTTATATTTTTTGGTGAAATGGATTCACCAAAGGGCGCCGATACCTCTCCCGACGACATAAAAAAACATTTTTTTACACAAATAAGAAATCAAGGGTTTCGCTTTAGAGAAGAAGGGTTTTTTACTGATATCGGAGCCTTTGAATTTCCGGGCAGTATAGTAGATGCAGAAGATTTGGCTGATGCTTATGGCTTTGGAAGAAAACACGCCACAATTGAAGCTTATGATTTCACAGATAAAACTAACAGAAAATTACTTTATCAAATATTTGTAAGCGCCCCAACGCTTTTGGTTAGAAATCAAATGGTAGCTACAGATTTTACAGCAGCTGACAGCGCTGGTATGGCATTTGAGCAGCAACAAAGAGAAAGAGCAAAGAGGGCTCAAAAGAAAGGTTCATTGGGTCCAGTGATTCCAGGTGACATTTCTGTACAAGATGACAACAAAGTAATTTCTATCTACACTATTAGCAATATTGATAACTACGCCTATGTAACGAGCTTTCTTTTAAAGAAAGTAAAACAAAGAATAGACCATCACTCAATAGTCTTAAATAAGCAGATTGACTTCATTTATCAGTCGACAAAAATTAGAAAACTACCACAGGCAATAAAAAGTATAAAAGCTAATAACGTCCCCGACGCTAAGGCAGCCGATTTAACAAAAATAAAATTCATGTTTGATAGAGAAGATTATACACTTAGAGGAATTCTTTTTCTTAATCAGAATAACAGAAAGGGATTTCTAGTTCAAACAAATGAACTTTCTGGAAATTTGAAAAAGTTTTTTAATGATAAAACAACAAATTCAATAATATACAATTTGTCAAAAATTTATAACAAATATTCAAACAGAATTACTGTTGTATCTAATAATCTTTTTGAAGGAGAATCAGATTTAAAAACATTTATTCAAAGATACATATACCCAAAAAGCACATTCAGAGATAGTGGAACTGGAATAACAAATGATCTAATAGAAACCTTTATTTTAGGCGATATTAGAATGCTTGATGATGATGTGTTCAGAGAATACGTTGAAACAAATGCCGCTTTTGCTTCCGATGCTTTTAAAGGTCAGATGGAGGCGCAGGTAAGTCAACAGTATGAAGGCATAAATGATATTATTGGTGAAGCGTTCTTTAAAGGAAAATTTAGAGAAATTGAATCAACAGAAGATTTTTTTGAAGACTTGTTAAATTATGTACCCATACCTGAATTAATAGCTTTATCCACAAGATGTTTATTAAAATTAATACCTTTAAGGGAATGGATAGATAAAATATGTAAAGATTTTATACTAAAACACTTCGACGAACATAAAGAAACTATTATTCAAGAGTTGGAGTCAATGGATAATGGTGTTGCAAAAGATTTATCAACTAGATTAAAAGACATTTATTTCAATAGAATACTAAATGAAGATTTAATTATTGACACTGCCAGGGGTGCCGCAGAGACATTAGTAGAATTAACCAGCAATGCTTTTGTCACAGATGCCTGGAGAGCTGGTAGAGTAACAGATATGAAGCTATTGTTTAGTAGATTGTCTTTAAGATATGCTCAAACTACACGCGCACTTGGGCTTGATAGTCAAGAATACATAAATGATAAAATAAGAAAAGATCTTCAAGATAATGCAGACGTTAATTGGCTTTGGTCTGATAGTTTAATAAAAAGAAAACAACAAAAAGAATTCAGAAGACAAGAATTAAATGATTCTTTAAATGGATTAAGAGAAAAAAAATCTGTCTTTGGCGGTGTTAATGAACCAACTAATGTAGTTAGCACAGAAGAATATTATGTTAGAAAAATATCAGAGATAGACACAGAGTTAGTCGAGATAAACAATGGCATCACAAACGCTAGGGATTTATTGTTGCTTTTCCGTCAATTGTTTGAAACGGTGTTTCCCGCTTTGTTAGAGCTGAATCCTTATTTAACCACTGAAGAAAAAAATGAACTTAAAGCTCATTACAGAAACGATTTATATTTCATCATCCCTAACGGTTATAATAAATCCAAGGCTCTGAAAGCTTTAAATAATATTGAATCAACAAATTTAAATTTTGAATTTCCTGTAAATTATGATAGTCTAACACTATCACAAAAACAAACCGTATATGATCAGAAAATCGTAAAACTAATTGATTTTTATGATCTCATAGGAGAGCTAGAAAATAGTCCTAATAACTCATTGAAAATTTTAAATCAACTTCAAAAACAAGGTACGGAGGGGTTAGATTTAGCTGTAAATGAAATTTTTGGAAACGACACAGAGAGATATTATTTATGCTTAGCTATTATAGGTGCAATACCAGCGGCGATATACATGATAGTAAAGCTTTTTCAAAATTTAGATGAAACGATAGACGATATTAAAAAAGCCACCGGTTCTGTTGTCGACGCTGTAGAAAAAAGAATTCTTTTGTTTATGAGGTATGATTATCCTTACCTTGATATTTTAGCGGAATTTGGAAAGCAGTTGGGACAAATTGCAATAAATTTAACTCGTGATTTAATAGTAACTGGTCTAATGATGGGCATGGAGGAATTAAGAAAACTCTGCAGTGATGAAGAGCAAGTAAATGCACCGTACAACCCAGTCGGATCAATTGATTTATCTAACTTTTTAATTAATTCAAAAAGAGGTACAAATGGTCAAAAAACTGGGACAATAGAAGCCTCACCATCTTATACAAAAATATCTACTTTAGACCCAAGCATAACTCCACAGATTTATGAGTCAATACTTTTGACCCTATCTCTTAATTTTTCAATTAACGAACTATTTTCACTGTTTGGAGATACGGCGTCTGATGAATTATATACTAAAGTGTTAGAATATGTTTTAGAGCTTTCACCAGATCTTATTTCGCCTGATAGTGGTTTTTTTAATTATTATTTAAATGAATCAGGCATGAGACAATTTATAGAAATTTTATCTAAAGATATTGAGTTTTCGTTTTTTGCAAAAGCAAAAGCAGAGTATGAAAGACAAAAGGAATTATTGCTTCAGGCGTGTATCACAGATGATTACAGTTTTATTGTAGAAAACTTTGATTTCCCAGAAGGACAAAATATCAATGATTTTTTAGCGGCAAATGTTGCAAAAAATAGAAATGCAATTGATATAATCAGAAGAAACGTTGAAAACATGATGCAAGGAAATACAGTTCCAACTCTATGTGAGGATGGTAAAGGCTTTTTAACAGATCCTCAAAAATTCACTGCAAAACAAATTGCGCAATCAATATTTGACACAATAGATGAAAACAATAGTCAAGCTGTATCAATTGCAAAAGATCTTTACACTGATCCTGGTGCTGGTTTTGAAAAATTTAGATCAATATCACCATCTTTAGGTCAAGAGCCTGTTAGTACTTTGGATTTAATTGATAAAAATAGAACAGAATTAATTAATTTTGTCAACAAAAATGATTTTGCTGGTAGAAAGATTTTTGAAAGTCTTTTCAATTCAGATTCTTCAATCACTGATCCACTTTCCATAGATAATTTTAAATTCATAAAAGAAGAAAATCAAGAAGTTAATATGATAAGATTTTTCTTTGAAGAGAGCGATATTTCAAATGAAAAGATTGATTTTAAATTTGATATTAATAAAGATGAATTAGATTTTAGATATGGATTGACACCAAAAGTGTCCGAAGGAGAAGAAGAGATTATGACTGAAAAAATTGTTTCTTATTCTCAAAATAAATATTTTGAATCAATAAAACAGCAATTTGAAATAGAAAATATACCTGACTCCGAAAATCTCACTCCTTCAAATAATTTTTTTGGTTATCCATTTGGTATAATTACTCAACCTTCTTATAATCAAGCAATTAAATATATATTATCTGATTTTGTTTTAAATTACGAAAATCAAGAGGGTGAAGACGCCTATTTAATAATTCTAAATTCTATTTTTAAAGATCTTTTTCTTTTTAGTTTTAAAACTGGTCTTTATCAAAAAGATAGATTTAATCTTTTAAATCTAAATAAACAAATAGTTAACTCTTTTTCGGAAGACACAGGGCAAGATAATTGCTTTTTAGGTTTTTTTCACCCACAATCACTCACAGAGGAAACTGTAAAATTTGCAGAAAGAATAGTTTGCTATTATTCGAACTCGGCAACACAAACTCCTGTCAATATTGCTTTTGTTAAATCTACGTTCGATTGTTTTATAAGAACGATAGTTCTACAAGAATTCATGCAATCATTTTTTAATTTTGGAATATTCCCTCAAGAACTTATATTCAGTGAAGCTTCGCCTCACACCACTTCTTTTTATGAAAAAATTGTAAGAATTAAAATTGAAGATGCGCTGAAAAATTCAATAAATTCATTATCAATGGATTATGCGTCTTTTTACAATGATATTTTTAAAAAATTTATTGTTGATATTACTAGGATTATTTTTCAAAATCAAAACTTGAGCGAGGAAAATGCTTTAACTTTTGTTATAAATTCACAAATACAGTTTGTTAAAAATATGTTTAAAAAAGCCTATATAAATGCATTTGGTCTATCAGAATCAGTTATAGGTGAAACTGAATTTCAACTATTAGAGCAGAAAGTATTTAACGATTTATCAAATGATAGCGATGTTGAACAAAGTGCGCAAAACGTCGCTCTTTTAAATACAATTCAAGAAAATTTTGATATATCCGAAAAAATTAGGTCGATTCAAAATGATGGTTTAACAGCATATTACGATGCTACAAAAAATGTTCCAACTCAAGTGTTATTTAATGGAGACACTTATTTCTTTAAAAAGATTGAAGATGAAGAGACTGGGGTTACAAACATGGTTACTGTAGAAGTTGAAGAAAACATTCCAGTTTTTTTAAAAAATGCAGAGGAGCCTGGAGTTGGTTATTTAAACTTTGAAGACTTTACAGAACAGGTATCTACTGATCCAAATAAAATTACGCATCAAAATGTTAAAGGCTTAATTCTAGATAAATATATTGAATTAAAACCAAATACAAATTTTTTAAATGAGGAAACATTTTTGATTGAAGGTGGATACAAAATGCTATTCGATCAATTTATAGAACTGTTAGAAAAATACATTGAACCATATATTGTGAACGTGTCCGGTGTAGAAATTTCTGGAAGCAATAAGGGATTAAAATATAGAACAAAATTAAAGATGCTTCTATATGAAACAAAATTGTTCGTACTATTCCCTCAAATAACTAATTTTATTGATAGTTTAGATGAAAAATATTTGAATAATATTCAACCATACGAACAACATCTGCAGCCGCTCTGGGTTAAATATTACAACATCAGAGGAGGAAAATTCGATTTATTTTCTAAAACTTATGCAATGAATTTTGATCCTGATTTTTTTAAAGACGAAGAAAATGTTGATTGGTTTAATTCATTAAACACAACACCATTGTTAAAAGAAAATTTTAACTTTTCTTTATTTGGAAAAATTAGATTAGGAGATTTTGAAAATATTTTAAGCAAGTTTTTATATCCGTCTCCATTTTATAGTTTAAAGCTCGACCAGTCTTTGGATCAAAATCAAATCAATAAAGAGGTTAAAAGTCAAATTTCAAATAATCTTATAAATGGTTTCGGCAAAGTTGATTATTTAAAAACATTATTTACATATAAAACAAGAGTTAGTGAGTTTTATGATTTAATTAAAGGCGTTGGACAGGACGACTTTGAACTGCTTCGAGTATTCATGGAAGAGTTTGTAGTTGATGAAGTGCACGACGGTAAAAATTTATTTCATTGGTTTTATGAGAAAAAAGTAAGTGATGCTTTTCATGTCAACACTTGCATAAGACTTGAAATGAAACTACCAGATTCTGGTAATCTTCAAATATCTAGTAATTTTGCTAATAAATCGCTTACTGCGCTGGACAAAACGCCAAACAAACGTCAGTTCTTACAAAAAATACTTTTAGAAGAAAAATTTGGACCAGAAATCATTAACAATGAAAATAATTTATTTTCTGCGCCTATATTTGAATTAAAAGAGCAGATACCAGATTATCTAACTTGGTTTGATTTTTTTGTTAATGTAGATAAAGAAAGTTATTTTCTAGATGATAATTTTTATAATGTTAAGTTAACTAATGACTTAAAAAATGTAAATTCTATTTTATTCCCAACACAGGTTTTGCGATCAGATTGTATAAGTTTTTATAATAGATTAAAAACTTTTTCTTCTACAACTCAAGGTTTAAAAGCTACAGTAAGAAAAGACTCTTATTATTCAACTTATTGGTGGAATATACAAGGAAAAGCTTATACTTTACAAGAGATAACTAAAGCTATTTATGGAATAGAAGAAAATGAAAATCAGAAAAATAAAATATTAGATGCTTTGACTCCAGACAGTCTAGAATCATTTGGCTTTAGTGCATCAGATGTGCAAACTGGCGAGGCAGTTCTTGAATCAGCTCCTAAATTTTATATAAGAGAGTTAAACTCAACTGACTTTAGATACTTGTTTGCTAATATTTTGAAAGGTGCAGATGCTGCGTCTTCTCCATTGGTTCAATTTTTTGATAAAAAAAAGATGACATTCGAATCAATAAATGGAGAAAGTATAGATCCATATATCGCAATTAACCCGGCTTTTGATTGGGGATGGTTTTTTCTACTTAGCCAAGGTGCCGAAGATTCCCGTGCTTCGGAGCTAAACAAAGCTTTTGTAGGCGCAGAATTTGAATCTGGTTATTTTTTTGGTTACGGGGGTGAAAGAAGACCAATTGGTCCAACTATTGCACCTAAACTGTTTACATTAGATGAAGAGGGTAACGAAATACCCTTCGATGAAGCTCCGGACCTTGGATATGTTGTAGAGGCTATAATACTCCAAGGCAGGACTAATTATAAAATCATAACCGGGAGCCCGAAGTACGAAGAATACGGTCTGTATACCGGTGTCTTGACTAAAGCTCAGATGCGCAATAAAGACCGCAAGACGGTTACGAACTGGCTCACAAAGTTCGTGGAGTCGGGAGGCACTGCAACAATCACATATGGAGCTATAAAAGGTGGCATTTCTGGCGGTGTTTCACAAATAATAGAAAAAGATGTTTTTGATGGAAACCCCTCTGTAAATATTTATGATTTATTTTCTGCAATGTTAAAAGACGAAAAAGACAAACAAATGTTTGATAGAATTCTTAAAAGCTTGTTTATAAAAGAACAAACTACAATTATTGCAATTATACATAGAATACTGTCAAATGCTCATTATCCAGAGGTTAAAGAAGCATTTATTCCAGCTATAGCTGACTCTTTTGAAACAGTTTTAGCTGCAGTGGCATCTGCAAATGGTGATTACCAACATACATCAGAATCTAATTCTGGCGGTTCAGGTTTAGGTCCAGATGCATTTGCAAGAGGTATCGCTTCGGTGGGATTGGGATTGGTTAAGTTTTTCTTTGGATCTCTTGCAAGTTCAGTTGATCCAACATGGCGTACACCATGGTTTGCACCTGGACCTCTTACTCCGTTTGGAATTGCTGCGAAGTTGTTAGAAGAACAAAAGATAGAAGAGCCTCCTGAAAAACTAGATAAAGCACCGACTGATATACCTGCTGGTGTTTGTGAGGATTCTCTTTTAGAGGCTGGAGAATTCTTCACTGAATTTCTTGAGACCTATAAAGATAGCCTAGCATCCAAAGAGCAGGATTAAAAGGTTTAAAATAATTGTAATTATCTATTTACTACAAATAGAGGAAAGCGAATGGCATACGGATTTTCAGCAGTTTTACCATTACAGAGAGATGACAAAGATGGCTTTTATTCTTTAACTAAGACGTTAAATGATAATATAAAGCAAAATGTTAAAAATATCATGCTGACTTCTCCAGGCGAGAGAGTCATGATATCTGATTTTGGTGTTGGAATAAGAAATTTTTTATTTGAAATTGATTCTTTTGAAAATCAAAATAGAATATCTAGAAGAATAAGAGAACAATTTTCTGAATATTTGCCATTTATTGAGATAAACAGCATTGAATTTTCTACTAATAATGAAATGATTATTGGAGTTAGGTTGTTTTATTCTGTTCCCTCGATAAATTTTTCAGATTTGTTTGAAATAATTAAACCAGTGTTATAAGGAAAAAAGCTAATGCCTAAAGTGGTAAAACCAATAATTAATTACACCGCAAGAGATTTTGCTTCAATTAAGCAAGAATTAACAAATTACGCGCAAAAATACTATCCCGAAACATTTAGAGATTTCAATGAAGCTTCCTTTGGCTCCCTTATGTTGGATATGGTGGCTTATGTTGGTGATATTATCTCATTTTATACCGACTTTCAAGCAAATGAAAGTTATCTAGAAACAGCTTTAGAGTTTAAAAATATTTTAAAAATCTCAAAGCAGTTTGGTTACAAATTTAGACCAAACGCTTCTTCTTTTGGCGAAGCAAGTTTTTTTGTAACAATCCCAAGTCTACCCGGCTTAACTTCACCAGATTACAGTTATGCGCCTGTTTTGAAAAAGGGGTCTACTTTTTCTACAACAGCCAATCAATTATTTACTTTAGTTGAAGATGTGGATTTTTCAGAAACTCAAGACGCTATATTAGTTGGTTCAACCACACCAAACGGCACCGCTCCAGAGAGATTTGCATTGAAAGCAAAGGGAATAGTTATTTCTGGTGAAGTGAGTTTTAAAACTTTTAATGTAGAAAATTATGAAAAGTTTTTATCTTTATTTGTAGATGATCAAAACATCACAGAAATACTTTCAGTAATAGATTCAAATGGAAACAACTATTATGAAGTTGATTATTTAACTCAAGATGTTGTTTATGTCCCAGTTTTAAATACTAGTGATTCAAAACAATATGCAAAAAACATTTATAAGCCAATATCAGTTCCTAGAAGATTTACAACTGAATTCTCTTCTGCTGGAGCCACACTCCAATTTGGATTTGGAACAGAAGATAATGAAGAAAAAGTTTTAGATCCGACAAGTATGTCTCTAGATATTTTTGGCAAAAATCACATTACTGAAAAATCAATTGACCCAGCCGTTTTTACTAAAACAACAAAATTAGGAGTTGTACCCTCCAATACTTTATTAACTGTTGTTTATAGAAGAAACACACAAGCAACAGTTAACGCTTCGGTTGGAAGCTTAAGTAATGTTGTTTCGCCTAATTTTACATTTTTTAATGAAACTGCCTTGTTACAGCAAAGCGTTGCATCAGTCGCGAATAGCCTAGAGCTAACAAATGAAAAAATAATAAGCGGCGAAGTTAGCGATATTACAACGAAAGAAATAAAATTAAGAACACAAGGTGCGTATGCCGCACAGAACAGAGCGGTAACTGCTGAAGATTATGTCTCTCTTTGCTATAACATGCCTTCAAATTTTGGACAAGTAAAGAAAGCAAAGTTGTTAAAAGACGAGACAAGTTTTAGTGGAAAAAACTTAAACTTATATGTTATTTCCACTGATTCTTTGGGATTGCTAGCAGAAACAAACGACATTGTAAAACAAAATTTAAGAAGTTGGATAAATCAATATAAAATGATTGGAGATACAATCGATATTTTAGACGCAAGAATTATAAATTTACAAGTAGAATTTTCAGTTGTTTCTTATGCAAATGTAAATAAATTTGATGTTGTAAACGAGTGCATAGCAACTTTATCAAATTACTATTCAGGTTATACTTATGATATTGGAGAACCATTTAAAATTACTGATGTTTATAAGGTGTTGAATAATATACCCTCGGTCGTTGATACTAAACTTGTTACAGTGACACAGAGACTTGGAAGTAATTATTCTAATTATGACGTTGCTTATAATGATTTAATTTCTGATGATGGTAGGTATTTAATTGCACCAAAAGATGCAATATTCGAAATTAAATTTTTATCATCTGATATTACTGGAGAAGTAATCTAATGGCAATTAAAAGATACTACGCTAGAAAAGATAACACAATAACAAATGCATTTAAATCTAATTTGCAAACACGCGGCGATAGCAGCAATATGGGTCAATCAGACATTCTTGAAGTCTTCAGTATATATGCCCAGGCAACCACCTCTTCCTCTGAATTATCTAGGATCTTAATTGAATTTGATACAGATGCGATAAATGCAGATAGAACTAGCGGGGTTATACCTGCATCCGGCAGCGTAAATTTCTTTTTAAAGATGTATGATGCAGAGCATAGCCAGACTACACCAAAAAATTATACCCTATTGGTTCAGCCAATATCTCAATCCTGGAATGAAGGTCTTGGTCTAGACATGGAAGAATATTCGGATTTAGATGCGTCAAATTATATTTCTGCTTCTAGCGGAGTCGCATGGGCAGATATTACAGGTCGTGCTACTGCATCAATTGAAACCGTGGTGAAAGAGTTGCTGACTGCAGGGACATTTACATTGACAGATGCAGCCGACACCTCAACAACATATGGGTTTGTGACAGGTGTGGATGTGTCGGCAAATACTACAGCTTATACCCCTGGTACCACTGTCAACATTGGTATCGATGGTATGGCTGGTGGCGATGCAGGAGCCACCGCAGATCAAATTATTGCACGAATTAATGCCGGCACAAATATTGGTTTTACCGCATCAAAAACAGGCAATAATGTCCTCGTCACGCAGAATACCCCAGGTACTGTAGGTAATAAAACGAACGCACAAGACTCAGGCATGGGCGCCTTTGTTGTTAATAATTTTACTGGTGGTAGTAATGTTGAAGGAGGCAGTTATGTCGATAATGAACAACATAGCTTTACGCAATCGTTTAATACAGGATTCGAAGATTTAGAAATAGATGTGAGTCAAGTGGTAGAAGGTTGGATCATGGGCAAAGCAGGAGGCGGATTAGACAATTTTGGCTTTGGTGTTCGTTTAACAGGGTCTGATGAAACCCAAGAGCAGTCTTTTTACACTAAAATGTTTTTTGCGCGAGGATCACAATTTTTTCACAAAAGACCTATTATCGAGGCTCGTTGGGACGACAGTAAAAAAGATAATCGTGGTGATTTCTTTTTAAGTTCTTCTCTCGTTCCTGCTTCTGATAATCTAATGAATCTTTATCTTTACAACGTTGCACGAGGTGAATTAAAAAATATACCTTCGATTGGTAATGGAAATATTTTTGTTAGTATATACAGCGGATCTACTGGACCGGTTGGAAACAAACTAGAACTACCCGCAGGAGGTGGAGTAGTAGCAGGTGGAGATTTAAATATTACTGGCGGCTTCGTTGAAACAGGAATTTATTCTTGCTCGTTTGCTTATCCCTCATCCAGCATAACAACTATTTTTGACGTTTGGCATGATGGTGGAAATCCTGATAAGATATTTCACACCGGTTCAGCAATAACCGTTAAAACGTTTAACAGTCAAAATTACAACTTTGATCAAAAATATGTCTCTAAAGTCACAAACTTACGTTCTGCATACAGTCGCAACGAAAGAGTGAGATTTAGATTGTATACTCGTCAAAAAGATTGGTCTCCAACTATTTATACAGTAGCGAATAACAAGATAGAAACAAGCATAGTTGATAATGCTTACTATCGTTTTACAAGAGTAAGTGATAATCTAGAAGTTATTCCTTTTGGGACTGGTTCCCTAAACCACACTCGATTGTCTTATGATGTCAGTGGTAGCTATTTTGATTTAGAAATGGATTTATTCGACACAGATACTGTTTACGAGTTAGATTTTGCTTACTTGATTAATGGTAGCTACGTTCAGCAACCAGAAAAATTTAGGTTTAGAGTAGAATAATATGTCCTTAAAAGATTTATTTAAAGAACAAAAAAATTTAAAATCAGCAGAACCATTATCAAAAAACGATTTTAAACAAGAGATTGAATCTTTTGACTACGCTAAAGCAATTAACAAAAGAAACGCAAGATTTGTAGCCACTGAAGGATTTGAAGACCCGGCTAATTTTGCGCGTTTTGGTTTAGCTGAAAAATACTATGAAGATGCAATTACTAGAATTCATGACTCTTACCCTTATGATGGATCTCTAAAAGAAAAAGTTCTTTGGGAATTATCCTCTTCTCTTGTTGATCTTTATATTTTTGAAAATGGATATCCAAGATCAACTGGTTATGCAAATTTTCTTGTTTCGGCAGCAACATCTGGTGAAGCCGGCAATTTCTACCCACCAGTTTCTAATGAATATATTTTAGTAAAAGGCGGTCCACATGCTGGAACTGGTGATAAGCTTTATTATAATCAAGTTACTGACGAAGTAGTTTATCGTAAAGATGCAAACGTTTATGATTTAAGTAATAATCAAGAAAACAACCTTTTAATTGATGGAACAAAAGGAAACACCGTTGAATTTTGGCTTAAAAAAGATGCTTATGTGAATGGTCAAGAATATTTTGAGTTTGTATTAGATACTCATGTAACTGGAACAAATTATTCTGGAACACCAGACCCTAACTATGGACGCTTGGCTGTGGCTCTTGCAACAACTGGAACTTTCGGTAACACCAATGTTAAAGCAACAGCAACGTTGGAAGTTATAGATGCCGGAGGCATCCTCGACGGCGAAACGTTTGTTTTAACAAATTTTGATGGAATTGCAACAACATATAGGTTTAACGCAGGAGTGGCTTTCGGATCACAGCCCGGAGGTACCGCAGGTGGCACAGTACAGCTTGGATTTGGTGGCGCCGGAGGCGGCGCCGCAGGAAAAATCAACATAGCAGCTGCAATCGTTGACTCCATCGCAGCTACTACCGACGCCGGCTTTACTGCAGTGTCAGACGGCGTTAGCAAGGTGACAGTTACTCAAGCTAAACCTGGTGCTGCGGGAAATAAATTTAACTCACACAACGTCACCGAATTTGAAGTTAGTGAATTCACTGGTGGTACAAACGGAAAACCAATATTTTTAAGTTATGCTTCTGGAAGTAATAATATTAATACATATATTGGTGCCACCACTCTTACGACTGCCTCAATAGCAGACGGCAATTGGCATCATTATGCTGTAAGAATGAAAACTACCGGAAGTAATACGGTTTTTGATTTATTTGTGGACGGCAAACACAATGATGAAACTTCTGTAGCCACAACAATTGGATACGTTCCAGGAGCAATCGTCGCGACGTTGGGATCTCAAGCATCTCAATTTTGGGATGGTAGCGATAATCGCGGCGCAAGGGGTTGGTCCCCGCTTTCCGGGGCAATTGATGAGTTTAGATATTGGAAACGCTGGAGAACGTCAAAGCAAATTCAAACACGTTGGTTTGATCAAGTAGGCGGAGGAACAAACACAGACTTATCTAACACTGATCTTGGTGTTTACTTTAAATTTAACGAGGGCATAACACAAACAGCTTCAGTAGATTCTGTAGTTTTAGACTATTCCGGTCGTGTGAGTAATGGCTCTTGGACAGGTTACAGTTCATTATACTCTCGCGAAACAGGATCGGCTATATTAGAATCTTCCGCAAGCACTATAGAGTTTAAAGATCCTATAATATATGACTTTCACCCTGATGTGTCCACCTTTAGGACAAATATGAAATTGTCGGGTAGTATTCATGACGATGGTAATGTTAACTGCCTTAAGACTTTCATTCCTGCTTGGATGCTTGAAGATAATGAAACAAATCAAGATGATCTAAAATCAAACGATCTTTTAAATTTACTGCAAATAATTGCTGCTTACTTTGACGAAGCAGCCAATTTATTGAAGAAGTTACCGCAGCTGTCACACTCAAAATATTATAAGGGTGACACTTCTCCTCCTTCTTTTAACAAAAAAGGTTTAGAATCTCTTGGATTAACAACCCCAGATATTTTTATTGACTCGAATCTTCTAGAGAGATTTGAAGATAGAGACGATACAATTAAGTTTGAAAAAAGTCTACAAGAAGTAAAAAATATTATTTATCAAAACATATATAACAACTTAAGCTACATTTATAAATCAAAAGGAACCGAAAAATCAATAAGAAATCTTTTGCGTTGTTTTGGTATCGGAGATAATGTTTTAAAGATAAATTTATATGCAAATGAAGCAGTTCACAAACTTGAAGATAATTTAAAATTAATTTCAACAGCGAAGAATTATATTAATTTTAATGAAAAAAAAGCCAATGGAATTTCAAACGATAAAGCAAACGTTTTTCAATATAAAATAGACGATAATGCTACTTCTTTTATTTCTGGTACACAGTTTACAGATGGAACATTTGAGGGAGCAGGATTATCATTCACATTGGAATCGAACGTGCTTCTTCCAAATCGTGTTCCTCAAGGTGAATATTCAACAGTTTTAGATCGATATGAAAATCAGATTGCAAATTTTTATCCTATTCATCAAACCTCTAGTTTATTTGGTATGCATACTGCAAGAGAGACAGAGAATGATTTAGAGTGGGCAGCCGACGATTTTGCAAACTTTCAAGTTTTAACAATAAAAGAAGACAAATTTTCCTCTAATGCACAGTTTAAACTAACTGGAACCGCTGATTCCTTTCTTGCTGCCTTACCAACTCTTACTTCTCCTTTTTTCAATAACGCTTACAATGATCAACTTTGGACTATTTCAGTTACAGTAGAACCAACAAAAATAGAAACAATTAACCTAGTTGATGGCACTAGCGATTCAGATTACATGGTTCGTTTCTATGGTGTAAATCACATAGCCGACTATAAAGCAAATGAATTTTTATTGACTGGTACTATTACCAACGATGCAGGTAGAAAATTCATGTCTAGAAGAAAAAGAGTTTTTGTTGGCGCCCATAGAACAGATTTCACTGCCAGTGTTTTACAGTTTGCCGATTCAAAGATAAATTCTTGTAAGGCTTGGTTTGCTAGTATCCCTACCGGAACAATTGATAAGCACAACTTAAAATTAGGAAGTTTTGGTGCTGAAAATCCAACACAAAACAGCTTCCTTTACCAAGATAGTATTAATACAACTTTCGTCCCAGAATCACAAACTTTAGCCTTATTGTGGAACTTTTCTACCGTAACTGCCTCAAATGCAAGTGGTCAATTTAATGTCGAAGACGAATCTTCCGGCTCGGCAAACGATAATCGTTATGGTTGGTTTAGTGGTTTGGTGTCCAGAAGACATACTGCTAGTGGTAGCTTCTTTATTCCCTCATCAAAAACTGTAGTTGATTCAATAGAAAGAACAACTTATCAATCACAAGTACCAGAGGTCATGTTAGATTCTAACTTGACTAGAATATTGTCACAAGATGATGAATTTTTTGATAGAAACACTAGACCTACAACCTATCACCTTTCAATAGAAAAGAATCTTTTTCAAGACATTTCAGAAGAAATGTTAAACATGTTTGGATCTGTTGTTTGGTTTAACAATATGATAGGCGCACCCGTAAATATGTATCGTGGAGAATACAAAGAACTAAAAAGAGCGGCAGATCTTTTCTTTGAAAAGGTTGGAAACGATTATGACTTTGATAAATATGTAGAGTACTTTAAATTTATTGATTATGCAGTTTCTCGATATTTAGTAAAGCTAATCCCCGCTTCTATGCTAGCTCACGAAGACGGAATCTCAACTATTATTGAAAATTTTGTTCTTGGAGATAGAAATAAATTTAGACATAAGCTTCCAATAATTAAACAAATCACGATTGAACCAGAAAGTAATACTCCTATTGCTTTCAATGCAATGATGGTAGCTCCACCAGCACCAGGGTTTAGCGATAACATCCAGTACGCAGATCTCGATGCACCAGTATCAAATCCAAATTCATATAAGCACATGCAAGCTCCAATAAATGATAAACAAAAAACAAATGCTGCTTACTGGAATCAAAGATCAGAGAGGGCTAATCCAGTTATTTCTTCTGGTGATACAGCAGTTGATGCAAACAGGCAAACATTATTAGATGTTATTAACAACAACACGAATACAAAACCTCCACTATTAAGAAATATTTCAACTTCTCAAAATTATGAAGCAGATGGAAATGTATTTGTTAATAGAAGGTATGGAAGAGTATACTCTGTCAGAGGTATCAATAAGCAAGATGTGCACGGCGGCGCAGTTTCTTATGAAAATAAAAAAGTTGGATTTTGGGATTCAATCCGAAAACGCCCAACACAATCCACTCCAGGAGAGGGCGCTTTAATATCAATCGAACCACCAGATTCAAATCTTGAAGGGTTTAAAGATATTGATGATAACTTAAATTTAAACAGAGGCAAAAGAAAATTTAAATTCTCTACAGCTATTTTTATTGATGGTGCAGATAAACCTAGTGATGTTTTTAAAGGAGACATGGTATTTCCTTTCAGCCTATACAGTTCATCTTTAGAAAATAACCCGGCTATGACGAAAGCTAGATTATTTAATTCAAGAATGGCAATAGAAAATATACATCACGACTCTTACGGACCTTATAACGAAGTGCCAATGCAGGGTCCATTTACAGAAAAATATGTGGGTGGTCGAGCATATCGTCATGTAATGTCCAATTTTACACCAGACAACAATCCACCAGACTCTTCAAATGAAAGACTAGAAGGGTGGGTCATAAGCGCCTCTGCCGATTCATTAGATTTGCTTAATGTTTCACCTCACATTCCAAAGTCTGTATACTTTCGTGAGGAGTATGCAAAACGCCCAGTTAACATTAAAAACATTAAACAGTTGACTAGCTCCGCTGACACAAATGATCAATTTACAGATGCGTTTGGGGTAACAAAAATTGGTAACTATTCTCAAGATTATGAGATTGTTATGACAAACGAACGTTCATTGAATAATCGATACTTGATTAAATCCGAAGGTGATATCGCTTCTACAAGCGCTGGGTCAACTTTTGTATCAGGTGTGATTGACTTTCCTATTCCGAGAAGAGACTTAACCGGTTCAAATAAGCATGTCATTGTAAATCGCTTCTCCGCCCCCGGTGATCCCGCAACAATGGCAGAGGGAATGTTAGATGTAGCGGCTGCCGAGTACAGTGTGTATAACGCGCTTCCTTTTAGAAATTTAAGTGTTAGAAACCCATTACAAGAGTTATATTCAGATCACACAAATCAATTTGGATATTTCAGCGACCAGTTTACAGTTTCCTCTTATGAATTAGCTGGCAGGACCTATCCTGGTGGTTCTTCGTCAGTGTTATTAGAAAATTATAGCGGAACAGGCTCTTTTCACAAAGTCAATAGAAATGGACGCCCATCTGTTACTTTTAGTGGGTCGACAAGCTATGCAGACAATTCTTATAAAACTGTAGTTAAATATGATAACTGGCATGTTCAACATGCGATTCCACAAACTGATGCTCAATATGCTTGGATTACAGCTAGTTTAGTTTCTGGATATACTGGTTCCGCCTTATTTGATTATGAGAGCAAAGGGTTAGATAAGGGAGATTTTGCTTCTTCTGATCTAGTATTTGCTAGTGCTAGTGAAGTCGGTCTTGCCTATGAGGGTTTGGCTATATTTGGTTACGTAGGTGGGCAAGCAATAGGCTCCAACGGAATTGAGGTGCCTACTGATTTTGTGGGTCTTAATTCTACTACGGTTGACAAAATATCTTCTAATACTAACACATTAGGCGAGACATTTTTCTATAACTCAAATCTGGATTATGCATATCAGGGAGGATTAAGACATCCAGCGGATCTCAGCACCCCACAAGCACTGCCTGTTTTGAATATTCCATCTAAGCTAAACGGAATTCTATCGCATCGCGGCGGTCCAGCTGGTGGCTCAAATTGGAAGCTTTATAAAAAAGATTATCACCCAATTGTAAGACACCAGAAAGAGCATAATCAAATTGGCTATTTAAAACTTAACAGTGCAACTTCTGATCCTACTATTACTAATTTTACAGAACCACCGATTACATCAAAATATAAACCTTTAAAATTTACGTTTAAAGATCAATCTGGTAGTTTGGTTAATGTTTTAGTTGGGCTGGGTAATTTAAGAAACCACTTCACTGATCACACTGCCGAATCAGAACTTAGTCCTGAATACTCTTTTAAACATTTAGATAATGCACTACCAACAGATTACACTCGCCACACGATGAAACTATTGACTTATGATCCTTATTGTGCAATGAAAAACTATTTGGATTCTAAAAATTTAAGACCTGCGACTGAAGTTACATATGCTGAAACAATCTATCCAAAAGCACTCTATACTTATCTTTCCGGCACTAGGAAAAGATTAAACTTTAGAAACGATTTTTGGAGAGAGAATAGAGATAATAGAAACACCAATTCATTAGTGAATTCAATGGGCGAGACAATTGAAACATCCAGCATTTGGAAGTTGGACGCTCATATTGGTTTCACAGAAAACACCAACAACATTCCTTATAGTGGCGGCATGACTCAAAAAGATGGTGTAGGTGAACTACAAAATTGCTACTCTCTGTTCCATTATGGGACAGCTAGTAACATTGCTCCAGGTGTAAATTATAATAGAAGAATTAAATTAATACACCAGAAAAGAACAGAAGTTCAATCTCGTGCAGGTAGTAGTGCTTTTTCAGATGCTAGAGAAAACATCGATGTAACTATAATGCCAAGTTTCTCTGGCTTAAGCGTTTCACCAACACCAGCCAGATTTAGTGCTTCCGTTGGAGACACACAATGGCAAGCTTCATCGAGTGATAATTATAGACCTTTTTATGACACTTATGACGAATATGCCGAAGAAGGGTTTAGAAATCTAAAAGACGGCACGATTCTTCCAGAGTTTAGAATTAGTGAAAAGATGAATGAATATGTCAATGCCAACAGACAGATAAATTATAACAACTACAACCCGAATGGGTTTTTTACTGCTTTTCTAAATGAAAATGGCAGCAGCAATCTTAAAATAGAAACCGGTCTTTTATCTTTAACTGGTGGGGCTGCTTTTAATACGACAGAAGAATTTTTAAACCGTTATGCATTTAGTGATTTTTATGATTATTTTAAATTAGTTGAAGAAGATTATGAAGATAAGACAATTAAAAATGATCCATCTGCATTGATGGCTACTGCTGGCACAGTTGAAGGAACAATCCATAAGTTATCTTGTGAAGCCATTTTAAAGTTCTTACCTTATAATGGTTTTTATCCAGCTGAAAGAGCAACACAACTGGGAACACTTTTTTCTGAATCTATTGCTTCTACTACTACTTTGGAAGGCAGCGAAGCTAACTTCAGAACACTAGTTCAGCCTTTCTTTGCTCCTGGTATTTTGTTTAATTCAATCAAATCAGGTATTGCAGTTGATTATCCAATATTCGATAGTGCTTTTGAATCTACGAATGATATTGTATGGGGTCATTCAATAGCGGGAAGTTTCAATAAAAGACTAAGCTTCAATGAATTGATAGAACCTCAAGTGAATAAAATAATAGACGCCGAGGTTGATCCCGATTTAGCACTACAATCGACAGCTTCTTATAATTTCACATCTAATCCGAAACACACTTTTGCTATGAGTAATTTTTTAGCAGAAACAATGAATTTATTTATAGGAAAACAATCTTCAGAACAATCTATGATTGTTCAAGCTGGTGAAACAGTGCAAGATCACGCAGTTGTTATCCCAAGAAGCGGTACCTATTCTTTTGATTTACATTTAGTTAATTCTAAAAATATTGTAAATTATTCTGATTTTGGCATTGCACAATTTAGTATGCAGACTGCTCCACTGAGCAGTTCTAATCCTGCCGGCATCGTAAAACTCACTAGTAGTTTACAAGTCAATAATCCCTCAATAACAATGTATGATCGAGGTATTACCGGATTTAATATTGATCCATTTCTTTACGGCTCGTCTTTTGGTCCACCAGTAACAGCAGGGCAATTTGGTATGCGTGAAGATAACGCCGTAACTTCGGGTACCGGATTCAAAGGCTTGGGGGTATCTGGTAGTTCCTTTGATCCATTTACTCCTCCATATTATAATGGTTTTTCAACCGTGAGGGTGTCTTTGGACATAAATCCTGTTAATTATGCTGGAGGTGCAATAACGAGAGAAGAGATATTCGCCTCTGCTTCTTATCGATACGATAGGCTTACAACTTTACTATATCCTGTATCTAGCTCAGAAAAAAGCACATTTATCGCCGCCGCAGCGAGCGCCTTCGAAACCGCTAGTTTGGAACCAAACTTTAAACATAGAATGCAAGTTTCAGCTTCTTTATTTTTAGGAGATGAAAACCCTCATCAAGTCATATATGAAAGAGAGGCAAAAATTAACCCAGATTTAAGATCGTCAGATGTTGAAACGAGACAAATAGTTGCTTTCAAACCACGTTGGGAGTGCCCAGTTTTAGATTTTACTAATGTCGACCCAACTAAAAGTTATGTTTCTGGTAATGTTGCAAAAGGCATGTGGCACCAATACGGAGAAATACCATCATCTGGCGACGGCATCTTTATGAGATTAGAACCAGGGACAAACGCTGGTAATTTAGACATGTTGCAATTATTGAATATTAGCCCAAATCAAACTAGTAAAATAGGAAAAATCTCTTCAGGGAACAACAATTCACCAGCTAAAGTTGCAGCTACTTTTTCGAAGCTTACAAAAAAAGAATTTGCTGAAGCCATCATAGCTATACCATTTAAATACAACAAGACGCTAGAGGAAACTGAATTATATCCAATTAATAAATCTCAAGCAGATCTAATAAAAGATAACCTCTACAGGGATAATTCAAGTCGCTTTGATGCCTTAAGTTCTTTCAATATTAGAACTTTTGATCAGATTCAACAAGATTTAAGCCCCACAAATAACGACCCGAATCCTCTTCTGTCGACAAGTAAAGAGTTATATAATTTAATGTTATTAATGAGAAAGTATGTTATTCCTCCACATTTAGATTTTTTACATAATGATAACATTGATCCATTCGTAATGTTTATGATTGAATATTCTATTAACTTAAGTTCGAAAGATCTTCAAAATATTTGGCAAAATGTTGAACCAACCTTCTCAAGAAAAGCTTTGAGGGTTAATAGTGAGTCGAATATTCACTTAATGCCAACAACAAACGAAATGTTTAATAGCAGAAGTATATATTTCAAGGAAACTCTTTTTGACCCAGAAGTTACACGCTGGGCTGTATTTAAAGTTAAAAAAAGAGGTGCCGCTAATTATAATTCAATTGTTGGTAAAATTGTGCACAATCATCATGAATATATTAGAAAAGACTTGAAGGGTAAAACAGATGACTTTTTATATTCCTATAACTGGCCACATGATTTTTTCTCTTTAATAGAATTAGCAAAAATAAACTCAATAACTACATTTAATCCTATTTATAGTAAAGAAAAGGACGAGTAAGATTCTATGGAATTTTTTAATAAAAAGCAAGATGTTATTGACCTACAATTAACAAGTTACGGTAAACAATTATTATCTAGAGGCTTATTTAAACCAGTTTTTTATTCTTTTTCCGATGATGGCGTCATCTACGACAATCGCTGGGTTACAGGTTCAAATCACACACGATTTCCTGATTCGCAACAATCACATATAGAAACTAGAATCCAAGAAGAAACTCCAAGACTTAAGACACAAGCTAGAAAAGTTGGCGCGGAAAAAGCAGTATTCAACTCATTTACTTCTCATGAAGTAGATGATACGTTGAAGGATTTTGTAGAGGCAACTAATCAAGCTGATTTTTTTGAAAAACTTCAAAAAATAAATATGAAAGCTGGTTTTGCTGAGTCTGAAAAACTTTTAACCAATCTTTTAGGAACAAAATCATTTCAAAATAATTTCAATCCAGCATGGAACGCATTAGTTTATAATGGAGAAATTTCCGGATCAGCTCCAAACTATAAAAAAAATAACGTGTTTGCACCAGTGCCTCAACTAAATTGTACATTAACTGATGTCGCGTATCGCATGTCAACTGGTTACGATCCGTATGAAGTACTTTCAAAGCCTAAAAACGTTCAAGAAGGAATGGAAAATTATTCAAATATTTTAGAGTTTGGTGGCGAAACGCAAGAATTTGGACAAGATGGAGTGTTTTTCCAAAGTGTAGGAGTTTCTGGTGAATATGATTCTTTTTTTGACGCCAAACAAGCAAAAAAAGACGGAACATTTTTTATAGAAAAAGACTTTTTGTTTTTGTCTCTTGAGGAAGCAAACGTTGATTTTTCAAGAGAAAACTTTATGATTGAGATTTTTGAGGTGACTACGATTGATGAAACTGGGGATGGCGAAGAAGAGCTAGAAAAGTTATTTTTCAGAGACGAAACAGTGAGTCCGCAAGACATTGAATTATCCAATTTAGATTATTTATCTGGAAAGTCAGTAGAATCAATTTTTAACATAGAAGTCGATAACGAGATTAATTCTCAATTGGGTTGTTATTTAATTGGCAAAGATGAAAAAGTTAAAAAACAAAGCTTGTATGTCAGCAATGTGTTTGATTGTGAAGACAGGGCAGAGGAACAAAGAACTTCCATCGATCCATATTCTAATCTACCAGAAGTAGATGTTGGAGAAATTTGTTAATGATAAGGGGATTAGAAAAAAAATTAAAACCTTTTCTAAAAACAATTATTTTAGAAGACAAAAAGTCTTCAGAGGTTAATAATTTTTCACAGTTAGACCGTTATTACAAAAAGTTAGAAAGCGAACCAGACTATGAAATAAGAATAACGATGGAAATGTGCATTAAAATGCTGATTAGTTCTAACTATAATGGTTCATTTGCAAGACAACTTATTACATCTTTAGATCAGCTACATTTAAATGTTCTAATTTTTGATGATCGCAGTAGATTTGCAAATTTTTTAACGACATCGACGAGCAAAAAGCAGGAAATATTAAAAGAAAAAAAAGATAAAATTATTGCAAAAAAAATATCTTTTTCAAAAACAAATATTGGTAATTATGTGTCTATTGTTTCAGATGATGCGAAAAGAAGAGTTTTAAGTATACCGATTGATGTAACAACTTCTTATGGTGAAAATCTAAACTATTCAAACAAAAATCCAGGTTTTCTTGCTTTTGCTTTTTATTTGAGTGTTGATGGACAACCACTGCTGAACACAATTAATCATGAAATAATTTTTTCATCAAGTGCTATTCATGATATTTCTGGGTATTTTGAAATTGGAAATGCATTTAGTTACATGGGACAGGTTTCAGAATTAACACAACAAGCTTCGCCTATAAACACAAGATTGTTAAACCGAGTAACGGGAGAAACTTTAATACCAGGTGCAGAAACAGATAGAAACCAGCAAGTTAACTATTTGTTTGGATCACCAGGAGATATTTGGACTGGACCGGTGCACACTCACCCTATAACCGATGCAACAGATCCAGATTTTGGAGGTGTTAGAGTGATGGCGGGAGCCGCCCATAATTCTATGATTCCTCATCCTTTCTTAAATTATGTAACATCAAAAGGTAATAAAGTTGTCGATTTTCGAAGCATTTCTTCTTTTGAGGATGTTTTTTCTTATAAGTCTAAAGGGTTTCAAGAATTAATTGATTTAATTCAGGACGCCACATATACGCAACAAAAAAGACAAAATTTTATTGGAGATCTAGTAAGAAAAAAATCAATAGTATCTGAAGAAAAAATATCAATTAGACAAGTAACAAGAAGATCTATAAACAAATTAGAAAATTATAAAGACAACATTGTGATATTTTTTGCAATAGACAAAAAGAAACTTTTAAGAGAGACGACAAAACTCCCCCAGCTTTTAGAAAAACTAGTAGAAGTAAAAGAATCATTTTATAAAAATTTAATAAATGAAATAGAGATATTTCATTTTGAAATAACAAGAATCAATAAAAACACTGGGCAGTCTAAGTCATTAATCGTTGGTAATAATGATAATTACTTTAATGATTACGATGATATAAATCAGCTAAAACAGAATAACTCTAAAAATTTTGTTTTAGAAAACATAACCAATAAGGTTTTACTCCAATCAAATGACGAAAGAGGTATAAATCTATATCAATTTACCGATGGAGAAATAGATGCTAAACATGATAATAATAAATATTGTTATGAAATAAAAATAAAATTTAGAGATCCATTGATCAAATATTTAACACAACAATTGTTAAATTTAAGAGAAATAATTCAAGATGTGGATGAATTGATTGAAAAAACAAACTCTGTGATGATAGATACCGAAGTGGGTAGACAAGTCAGAGTTTATGATGAATTTCAAAAACAATTAAATCCGACTTTTGTTTCTCAATGTTTATTGCCACCGGCTAGACCTATTCTACCTTTGGAGTTTTCATTTAATCCGGTAAGTGAATTACCTATAAGTGCAGAAAACGCACTTTTAGATTCCTCTAGTTTACAAAGTTTAAACTTTTATTTTTTCGCTTTAAATCTAATGTCATGTTCAAGTAGTTATTTAACTAATGATAGATTTGCAAACACTATTGATAATATAAACTATTTAAATAATTTAATGGCATCATTACTAAAACTATCCACTACAAGTCCGCAGAAATTACAAAAGGCTAGAGATATATTAGATTCCCTACGCAATAAAACACAAAAACTTTTATCGATTTTTAGCGTTGTTAATGTAACAAAAAAAAGTTTAAACTTTACCGACGCAGACTATCTAAAGTCAAGTGAAGTGCGAACAAAAAACACAGCAAATGTTATAGAATTTAAGTACTCTTTTAAAAAAGCCATTGATTTATCAAAAGTTAAAGACTACTTTGATTGGATTGAAGAAGCACCACATGTTGGAACAGATGGGGGAATTAAAAAAATAACCCCAGCTGCCTATAAATCTTTAGTTCAAAATAAAAATATCGTTGATAATTTAACAGCTGCCGGGTTAGAAAATTTTAAATTTGAAAATAATTTTAGCTACTCTTTTTTACCGTATTCATCACCTTCTGTGTTAAACTTACAAAAAAACAACACGGTAGATATTCAAAGTGATTTTCTACAGGCAATTAGAAAAAAAATCATAGGCGGCACGGCTAGTAGTTTAAATTCTGTTTTAATACCCGAAATACTTTGTAATTTTGGTATAAGATTTATAAATTTTAAAGATAAAGATAAAATGTTGTTTGCTTATGTAGAAGATAGCAGCGCATACAATGCCACTTTTATTCCAATTAATAATGCATTTGAAGATAATTTTGGGTCAACCTTTGTTAGTAAAGAGCCAGAGTTAAATGACAATTGTTCAAGTGCTTTGCAAGTTAGTCCATCTGGCTTTGGAGCTACAGAAAATTTAAATTATGCTTGGCAAGGTGGTACATACAAAAACTATCCTTTTACCACTGCGATGTCTTTGATTAGTTTAATAAATACAAAAGCACTCAGCAGGAAAAGATTTGATTTTGTAAATAAAACCTACAGCGACCTTTTAAGTCAAGGCATTATTTCAAATTCAACTAACACTTTTTCAAATAAAGAATTGCCGTTTGCTTTGAATTTGTTTTCTTCAGATCAAATGTTAACTGCTGAAGTATCAAAAAGTTATTTAGACAACATAATTACAATTTTGTTTAATTCAAATGATATGTTAAGGTTTGAAAATTATTATTATTACACTTATTTGCTAAATCTTTTTGCAAAAGTTTATTATTTAAAAGACTTTCACACTAGAGAAGATGCTGCGTTCGGCAATAATTTTAGAAAATTTAAGGCGACTACAAAACAAAACAACATGTTTGTAAAGCATATGCAATGGGAACCTTTAGATTTATCTGTTATTGAAAATGTTCAACCTGGAAGACAAATTCTTTGTAAGCTGATGTTATTTGATGGGCACAAAGCCTCTAGTATTCTAGATCAAAAAGTTATTAGATTGTTTGACGATTTTTACAATTATAATAAAATGTTTTTTATAGGAAGACAAGAAAATGAATCAACTTTTATTTCTTCTGATGATTCTCCTCAAGCCGCTGCATTAGAGGTACAGTCTAGATCCTCTGGCACTAACACAAGAAAGATTTTAAATGATAAAATCTCTTTAATGAGTGATAAAATTATTGCTGCACATGATGAAAAGTCTATGAAAAGCACCGCCGCAGAAGACAAAGCGATAAAAGACGTTAATCAGCTAACTGATTCTAGTGTGTTTACATATAATAAGTTGTCGACATAATTTGTTATAATCAAACTAATTAATTTAAAAAGGTAACAAATGAATAAAATTTACTCTTCTAATGCATTTAGCTTGTTTTTGTCAAGCATCCAAATAAATCAAAAAATTTCTGTTTTTGCGAGTTCTGATGATTTGCAAGCTGAATATGTAGCACCTGTTGGGGAACCAAGCATAGGCAGCGTTATGTCTCGGGATGCTGATGGTGCATCTACAGCCGTTTCCTTTGCTGACTCTAGCACGCCTGCTATGAGTACGGGTGGCGGCGGCGGAGGCTACTAATGTTAGAAGATGAATACACCATATTTGATAATTTTGATAAGTTAGATTTAAATCCGGTTGCAAACGAAATAGTAGGACAAGATGCGGCACCGGCTAACTTTATAACGAACTACACTCCGCAATCAATTAGTAATTTTTCTTATGGTAGATATAATGAAACAAATTTAAAGTTTATAAACTCTAGACCGACACCATTTGCTTTTAGTGAAGACATGAACACTTATGTTCCTGATATGTTTAGATTTATAACTAATAAGAGATTTTATTTAACAAAAAATGGTACTATAGTTCATGCGGAAAATGTTTTTGAAGCCTCGGATAAGCGTGCAGAAATTATATTTAATAATAACGCTTTTGAACAACAGTACTTTTTTGATATTCATACGACCAATTTTATGGGAATGTTTTTCAATAACTTTTTAATTTATAAAAACAAGTTTAACAAAGAAAGCAATGGAAGTTTTGAATTTTTCGATCCATACTTCATAAAAGGAGAAAACGGAGATAAATTTTTCTTTTTAAATAAAAAAAGCAATTTTGAAGATCCAGAATCGGTATTTCTTGGTGGATTTAATAGATTAACTTTTAATACGACTGCAATTTATTATTCCAAGGGTGTCGGTGCCACTAGCCCTGATATACTTCTCCCTAGCGATCTTTTTGTAAAAGTAGCTCCAGAATTTGAGTTTGACGATATAGTAGATTATTTATACTCTTTAAGTACTGATGGGATCGGTCAAGAAATCATTAATGCACCTTATCCGCTCCCCATGGAAGAATTAATACTAGTTATTCAAAGATTATTGTACCCATATAGAACTCCGCCGGCGGAAATACCAAAACACATATATCTTGTTTCAGATCTAAAAAAAGCTCATCCCGTTCATACCAATCATCAAGTTGTGATAAAACCACATTATAGTACCTATAAAGAATTTGCAGAAGAATATCCTGAAAATGTTAAGCTAGAGTGGCAATTACCAAACATTTATGCCTATTATTCATATGTGAATTCGAGCGCTGGTTCAGAAGTAAAAAATTATTATAAAGATATTGTTAAGTTAAACGCCACCCCCGCGGAACTTACAGATTTTGATCTATTAGATTACTATGAAATTTCAAATAATTCAAAAAATTATTTGAATATGGATGAGGCAGTGGGGGATATTGAAGGTTATCTAAATTTACTAAGACAAAAGAATATTATTTTTGGCGAGGAGGTTCATAATCTTACAGAAGAGGTTTTATCTATAGAAGAGATAACAAAAGATTTTGCTCCATATTATAATAAAATAACACTCCCAGCGCAAGAATCTCCGCTTATGAATAATTTAAATGAAGATTCAACCAGCTTGGTTTCCTATTTAATGTCTTTTATAGGAAATTATTTTGAGGGCACTCTTGCCTCTGGGAGCGTTGAAGAAAAGCCTGTTCATACTTTTGCTATTCACAATCAAGATAACGAATCAAATAACCCAGTTAAAATTTCAGCGGCAACAGTACAGATTTTCGATGCCGCCACCTCTGTCGATTTCGCTACCTCCGCCGGCGAAGAAACAATCGCTGCTCAAATTGAAAAGTGGAAAATTTTCATGCCCGCGGAAGAAAATATAAGATTTGCTACGAAAAACCTGGATCTCTTTGATTATGACGACCAAACAGAGATATTACACAACAAACTCCGTCAATACAATGCTGCTCACAGTTTAAGTTTCGAAGAATTTCAAAAAGGAGTAAAATGTCATTCTGAAATTTTAGCTTATGAGATAGTCAAGTATGGTTTTAATGAAGAAACAGGGCGAAAAACCAAGTTACAAAGCTTTTTTGTTCCTTCTATAGGAGATAAGCCTGTCACGCTACTAGATACGCAGATTTTTTATGGTAAAGACTACATCTATGAAATTTTTACTATTTCTTATGTTGTTGGAATGGAATATAGATCAGAGTTGGGAATCAAAAATAATCAATTCTTGATTGGCTCTGCTTATCAAACAGAAGAGGAGTGTATAGCTGCCAACCTTGGTGATCCCGACAATCCTATTGGCGAAGAAGGAATCAAAACAAATTGTAAAGAAGAATTTGAGAATATGGATAAAAATATTGCTTATAAGCCACCAACATATCTGGGTGGAGGTGATTTTTTTAAATTAAATGAGCAAAACTACTTGACACCAGCGAATCCGCTTCATTTAGCCAAAGGAATTTTAATCAGAGCCCCTTTTCAAAACACACTATCTCTTTTAAATGATGCCGATACGACCGCTGAACAGGAAAAAACCACTTTGATTGACGATCCTCCGTTGCCTCCTGAAATATCTTTTCATCAATATAAAGATAATGCGCACAAAGTTTTAATAGCGTTAAATGTTAACTACGGACAACAAAAACTGACACCGATTAAAGTGTTTGAAGAGGATGAAGCAATAATATCAAAATATAGACAAAACCAAAAAGATTTAAATATATATCCTAGAGTTCTTTATGGGACAGATGATTTTAAGGGTACTCATAAGGTATATAGAACAACGATTAAACCTAAAAATTGGAGTGCATTTGGAGACGCCGATATAACAGAAGTCAACAACGTACAATCTTCAGCTTTTGAAGACAAGATATTTCCAAATGTGGAATATTATTATTTTGCTAGGTTTGTAGATATTCATGGAAATGTTTCCAATCCAACTAATGTGTTTTATTTAAAAATGGTTCAAGATGGAGGTTTTCCTCCATTTATGATTGTTAAGCCTTATAGTTTTTCAGAAGCACAAAATCCGTTAGTCTATGATAAAGGATTTAAAAAATATTTAAAAATAAGCTTAAAAGATGATGTAAGAAAATTTTATAATACAAGTGATATAAATACAATATATCTTGGCTATGATAAAATAGGCACTACTACATCAGCTTTTAAAAAATATAAGGTAAGAATTACTTCAAAGAAAACAGGAAAGAAAATAGATATTAATCTGAATTTTAAAAAGAAATTAAGCAGCCAGTTTTTAAATGAAGATATAAGAGTAATCTCAAAAACCGAAATGCTAGCTGTAGAGAAAATACAAGTTGAGAAAGTAAAAGAAATGATTAAAAAAGACGCTAAAGAGATGCAAAGCTTTTTCCCTGAAATTGAAAAGAATAGCTTATGAGCTATAAACAGTATTTTTGAGCTGTCCGTGTAATAAACATTTTTTATTAGAAAACAAACATTTACTTATATAAAACTATTTATAACATAAAAAGGAGTTACAATTTATGGCTTTTCTAGACAATTCAGGCGACATTATTTTAGACGCCGTTCTTACCGACGCAGGAAGAAAAAGACTTGCGAGAGGTGATGGAAGTTTTAAAGTAACCAAATTTGCATTTGGCGATGATGAAATTGATTATGGTAATTATAATCCAAACGCCACAGGGGGCAGCTCTAATTTTGATTTAGAAATTTTACAAACTCCTCTTCTAGAAGCTTTTACCAATAATCGATCAAGTTTAAAAAGTAAATTAATTTCTTTAACGAACAATAATCTTCTTTTCCTTCCTGAACTTGTTTTAAATGAAGTTCAAGAGTCATTAACTAAAAGACCAGAAAGTACAAATATTGTCAATGGGGCATTCGTGGTTGCAGTTAATCAATCAACTCAAGCTGATTTAATTGGAGATTTCGCAGCTTATCGAGATAAATTAGTTCATGGTTATGGTACACCTTCAATAAGAAACGGTAGCCATATTAGAGTTGATCAAGGTTTAAATACTACTAAATTAGATGCATTAACTAGACTATCTTCTGAGCTGATAGAACAACAATATATCTTGACTATTGATAATAGATTTGGGATGATTAGTGATGTATATGCAGGTACACAGGGTTCATTATCTTTTATTGATGATGACCAGATTGCAACTTACTATTTAACAAAACGAATAGGGCAATATGTTATTGATTGTGCGGTGGGGCAATTAAGCGATCAAACCGGTGAAACTGGTACATACGTTGGTGCTGGCACCGAAGAAGCAGAAACAATTACTGGTCCGAGAGGGACAAAGTTAAGATTTGGAGTTATGGCTAGTGATAACTTAAGAGCTAGTAATTACTTATTTGACACAATTGGAAGAACTGTGACCGAGGGGTCTAACACCTATCTAGTGATTGATACAAAAATCAAAGTTATGGGTGTGACTACTGGCTATCACATTGACGTTCCAGTAACATTCGTAAAAACACAAGAAACTTAAATTAGGGGAAACTAATGGCTAATTCATATAAGACACTTCTACCAGAAGATGTAGCAACTACAAGAACACTTCTTCATGAGGCAATACCAATTACAGGAACAATTGTATCGGGAACTTATGAAGATCAAAATATTAAATATTTCGCTCATGGAATGTATGAGGCGGTTTATGACTATCCTTTTTTAAGTTCTTCTGCAAATCACATATTTGATTTAACTGTTGGTTATTCTGCAGACAGCACACTGTCAGCCTCTACTGCCACTCAAAATTCAAAGAAAATAAATATTTACAATCAAATGGCACAAGTTTTAGTTGGGTATGATGTAAGCGGAAACATACAAAAATTTGATCCTAATGGCTCAAGCGCCGCCGGCGGCTCTAAAATGGACTCGTGCTTTTTTGTTAATTACGCTAGACTGTTAACCAAGGATGAAATTAAAAAAGATTCATTTAGATTAAATATGTTCTTAAGTTGCTCCGCGACATCAGGCTTAAATAAAGCAGGGCGGGGAGCATTTAGTGATGTAATCGGTGATTATGGTGCTCAAACTGCGTACAAGACAAACTCACCAGCCGGTGAATATGGACTGCTTTACACAGCCTCCGCTGCAGGAGGCGCTGGCGCCGGAGAGATTGTTGGTCACATATATTATCAAGCCGGCGTAGCAGTTCTAACCTCTTCAGTGCTTTCTGGTGCTTGTCCAACTTTTACAACAGCCTCAACTGTTTCAAATGGAATCAATACTGGTTCTGTCTTACAAATGATTCAATCAGGAACCATTGATGAGGCTGCAAACCATATTAGATTTATTCATAAAAATGTAGATTTTAATAATACGACTGAATTGAACTCAACAGTTTATTTTTGTCGTGCAAACAATACAGAGTTTAACTACTCTTCAAATCCAACTTATATTGAGTCATCAGAGATTGTTGTCAAGGGTAATAATCCATTAGCAGACCCCATTTCTTATGTCACAACGGTTGGTCTTTATTCAGCTGATAATGAATTGATGGCTGTCGCTAAATTATCAGAGCCACTAAAGAAATCTCCGTCAAACGAGATTACTTTGAGAGTAAGATTAGATTATTAATAAATTAAAATGCCTTACTATAAATTTAAAAAAAATGATGTTTTATATAATACAATTGAGGCAAAACCTGTAGTTAAATTTGACATTAATAGAGAACGTATTTATTATAATAATTTAAACTATCAAACGGGTACGCTATCAAGTAATAATATAACTCAAGTTCCAGTTGGTCATGTAAGTTTATATGAGTTAAATGTAGATAGAAATGGCTCAAGCAATTTTATCCATCCATTTATAACTAAAGATGGGTCTTTTGAAACACTTCAAAGCGTGAGTAAAGTTGATTATATTAATTCACTTCAGCCTGGAGAGAAAGTTGAAGGATCTTACCCGTTATCTGCAAGTATCTCTAGAGAAAGACTTCCGGTTAATCACGGAACTTTAGCCACGACTTCAGGTAAAAACCACGTTCTTGCTTTACAAAACACATTAAATTATTATACACCACTTAGTCCTCGCTATGCCTTTTCATCTGACGAGTTTGGAGATAAAAGCCTACTGCCGTTAACGTTGATCTACATTCCTTCTATCTTTTATGGATCAACAATCGATAGAGGATCTGTGGATTTAAAGTACTTTATTAGTGGAACCCTAGTAGCTAGAGCACAAGATATTCGTCATAACGGAGAATTAGTTCAGACCGATGGAACCACTTTTGCTCAAAGTAGAGGTTCGAACAGAGTTCCAGGTATGGTGTTGTACGACGAAGGCATTATTATGTTAACTGGATCGTGGAACTTGAGTAATAGTAATCACCAATTAGGTCTCGCCGCTGGTGCCGAAAAACCTACTTGGATTACATTTGGTGCAGGAGCGAACGACACTGGCTCTTTAAAAACTCAATATAGCGGAGATGTTGATCCTAAAGCTAGCTTTGTTTTGCAGTTTAAGGCAGTTAATTACGTAGAGACAATTACAATGTTCACACACGTAGATAAAAATGAATTAAATTATTCTACCAATAAAACATTCGCTAATTATGCTTCGTCATCTGCAAATCCCGCGATCACTGGTTCAAACCACTATATAGAAAATGCCGGCATACCATTAACAAATACGGTAAGTTCTTCTTTTTATGATTATGAAGAAAGATTTAAACATCAGACATTTATAAATAAAATAGGTATATACGACGAAAAGAAAAATCTTATTGCCGTCGCAAATTTAGCCACGCCTATTAAAAAAACAGCTGAAAGAGATTTTACTTTTAAGTTAAAGTTAGACATCTAAAGGAAACCACTATATGATATTAGGATTAGATATAAGCACCAGTATAACTGGGTTTTGTATCTTAGACGGAGAGGGAGAAATAATTCGCTCTGGTGTTTGGGATACAAGAAATAAAAACAAGTTTGAAACGTTTTTTGATAAAATACAGCATGTCAAAGATGGGCTACAAGAAATAAAAGCACAATATCCAATTCAGAAAGTATTTATAGAGAAACCCTTTATGTTTTTTGGTTCCGGAGGTTCAACAGCAAAAACTATGGCAGCATTACAAAAGTTTAATGGCACAGTGTCGTGGATATGCTATGAGACGTTCAAGCATCAACCAACCTACTTTACTGCCCAGCAAGCACGAAAACTTAACGAAATAAAGGTAGAAAAGGGTAAAGATACTAAGAAGCAAATATTACAATGGGTACTTGACAACTGCCCTGACTTTAGTGTAGAATATACTCACAAGGGTAATCCTCGACCCAAGTATTTTGATATTGCTGATGCAATAGTAGTAGCAAAGGCAGGGCTTAAATGAACTGGACTACCGGTGCAGGTAAATCCATTAACTTTTTCGATATAACACAAAAAATAAAATCTCACAATAAAAACAAAGGACAAGTAATTGTAGGCACAGATTCTCATGTGAAAACGGGAAAGTGTACTTTTACAACCACTATTGTCCTTATTGGTGCTGAAAATCAAAAAGGAGGTCTTTACTTTTATAAAATAGAAAAGTACAATGACCCTGATAGATTTTATAACCGCATTCTTAAGGAAGCTGAGAAGTCAATAAATATGGCAATGAAGATAACAGAATTGTGCCCATCAAC